TCGGTGGTGTAGATGCCGTACCGCAGCGCGTCCAGGCTGTGATCGTCGGCCTTGATCGGCACGTCGTCGCCTTTCTGCGCCTTCTTGTCGTCCCAGGCGTAGCCGGGGAACTCGTCGATCAGCGCCCGGCATGACCGGTGGACCAGCAGCCGGCCCGTGGCCAGCAGTGACGCCACGGTTCGGATCCCGTCGAGCACCGAGTTACGGGCCCGGGTCGGAAGGATCACCCCGCCGTCGTTCAGTTCGGTGATGAACGACGCGGCCGACGGGTCGACGCACGTCCATTCCGGACTGACGCCACGGTGTTGCCGGGGCCGGCCGGTCAGCGGATCCGGGCCCGGGCTCGCCCCGGGGATCGGCACGTCGGCGAGCCATGCGGTGAGCGCGTCGGCGTACTGCCGGTCGGTCCGCTGCCGCAGCGTGCGGCGGGAGTCGTACCGGTACTCACTGACCACGTACAGCCGCCGGTCGACTCCCAGGCCGATCAGCACGGCAGCGAACGGGTTCGACGTGCCGTAGTCGACGCCGACGGACAGCCACCGCTCGATCAGCGGCAACTCGTGATCATCGACAATGTGCCGATCTTCGTCCCACATGTCATAGATCGCGCCTTCGGCGGCAACCCACAAGCCGAGAATGAACCGCTTATAGAACAAACCGGTAAATTGGGCTTTGTAGTTGGCCTTCTTCGCCGCCGACAGCACCGGGTTGTCATCGATCGTGAAGTGCCAGTGCCGCAGGTTCATCGCCGGCTCGTCGGCCCGCAGCAGGTAGTCCCGCCGCAGGTAGTGAGCCGGGTTGTCCGGGTTCGTCGTCGCAAAGATCTTCGCCGCGTCGACGCTCGTACGGCCGAGAAGCTGCACCCAGAACTCACGTGGGACTAGCGTCGCCTCGTCGACGTACGCGCCGACACAGGTCAGGCCACGCAACCGCGACTCTGACCGGGCGTCGTTCGCGCCGATCACGTCGACGACCCGGCCGAGGATGACCGCGACGTTCGCGCCCGGCGTGTAGTGCACTTCCGACGCGAGCGCGCCGAAGATCGCCGGGTCGGTGAGCACCGAGAACACGTTGCGGTTGAGCGTGTCTTTCGTCCGGCCGATCATGACGAGCCGGCCACCGGTCGGCGCGGTGCGGATGTAGAGCAGCCACCGCAGCAGCGACGCCACAGTCTTGCCGGACCGGATCGCCCCGGTCCACAGGTTGATCTGCGCCCGGGACTGGCGGATGGACGCGATCTGCGCCGGCGACAGCCGGGGCGCTTCGGCGGTAATCACCGGCTGGACGCGGGTGGTCGACCGGGGCCGGCCCGGTTGTACCGGGTGCCGGGCCGCCGCCGTGGTGGTGGCGGCCGTCACTGCCCGCCCCCGTCGATCGGCGGCGGGGTGTACCCGTCGTCGTCGCCCGGCTCGCCGGCGAGCTGCTCCGGCGTCGGCAGCGGCACCGGATAGCCGTCGTCGATGTCGGCCTCTCCGTCCGGGTGCAGACCGAGTCCGTAGACCAGGGCGTCGACGAGACTCAGCGCGCGCTGGTCGGCACCGTCCTTCGTGTCGAACCGGATCAGCGCCATGTGCTTATCGGCGGCGATCCCGGCGGCGGTGAGCGCCTGCCGGACCTCGGACAGCGGCGGCTCGTCCAGCTCGACCCGGTGCACGTCGTCTTTCGTCGCGACGTAGTACACGTATCGGGCGGTCGCCCGGGCGGCGATGTGCTCGGCGAGGTCGAGCATCGTTTGCGCGAGCCGGCCGCGCTGCGCCGCCATGTCGGCGACCCTCGCCCGCGTCGCGTTTTTGGTCTGGGCACGTGCGAACGCGTCCGGCAGGCCGATGTCCTTGGCGATGCGGCGCACGGTGGACGGGCTGACGCCGTGGTCGGCGGCGATGCCGCGACAGGAGGCGGTGCCGTTGCCGTCGCGTATGGCCTGCTCGATCGCGGCGCGGCGGTCGGGGTCGAGTGCTGCGGGCATGACGGTTCCACCCCCTGTGCAGCGTTTGGGGGCAGCGTTGGCCGTCGAGGTCGTGTGGCTTCGTGGCGCGGCCCGGTGCCCGACCGGGACAGCTCCCCGGCGCCTGGCCGGGTGCCGGATACGACGCAGCGCCCGGTGGTCGTTGGACACACTGCGGGCGCTGCGGATGGCGTTGGATTGACAGTTTGGTACGTGCGTGCCAACCCGTCAAGCTGCTACGGGTTCGGGCGGGTCGTGTCGTGTGGTGCGGGGTTGGCGGCCTCGGTGGCGGCCGACGCGGGCGCGGCGGGTGGCGGTTTCGACGCGGACGACGTCGTGCCAGCGGTAGACGTTTTCCGGGCCGCTGGTGCCTCTGGCCCGGGCGGGCTGGTCGGGGTCGATGTCGGCGGGTACGTGGTAGCCGAGGGCGGCGGCGAGTTCCCCGACGGTGACGGGGCGGATCTTCTCGCTGGCGACCCAGGTTCGGAGTAGGCCGGGGGTGATGTCGCCGTAGCCGGGTTCGTGGCGGATTTCTGAGGCGGTGAGGTAGCGGACGCCGTCGCGCTCGATCATGTTGCTGTCCCCCGTTGTGACTGTGTGTTACGGGTTTGCGGGGTGGTGCGGTGTTGGGCCGGTGATCCCGGCATCGAAACTGAGCGGTAACCGTGCAGGTTTCATGTTTGGTGGCTGTGTGTTATATCGACGGTCACGGTTCTAGTCGTGGTTGGGTGGGACGAGCGAGATAGCGGCGACCGGGGCGACCGGCGGGCGGCTGCCGCGCTCCAGCCATTCGGCGAACTGTTCGGCGACCGCGATCACGGCGCTGACCTGGTCCCCGTCGCTGGCGATCGCTGGCGGCCGGGGCGGGGCGCCTCTGCCCGGGGTGTAGGTCGCGTACGGGGCGCTGGGCCCGTCAACGACGAGTGTGGTCGCCATCTCCAGGGCGTGCATGCGGATGGCGAGGACCCGATCGGGCTGGTCGGTGGGGTGGTCGGTCATGCGGGGGCCTTCCTGTACCTGCGGGGGTGGATGGTCAGCGGCGTCGGCGTCGGCGCCGGCGGTGTCGGCTGTGCTGGCGGGGCCGGTAGAGGCGGTGCGCGTCCTGGATCCGGGCGGCCCGGTCGCGTAGGTGTCGGGATCGGAGCGGCAGGCCGCACAGGATCCGGATCGCGACGTGGGTCAGCAGGGATGCGCGGGTTACGCGGATCACGGCTCGGCGGCGGTAGAAGCCTCCCGGGGGCAGCTCGTCGGCCGGCGTCTCGGCGGGGAACCGCGGCCCGGGGTCGCCGGTGTATCCGACGTCGACGAACTCGCGGCCGACGTCGAGCGTCGTGGGCGGGTCGGCGCCGACGGGGCCGGCCCACACCCGGCCGGCGCTCACCGGTCGGCGCCGACGGTCGGCGCCGGCTCACCGGCGTGGAACCACGGCGGGCAGCACGGCCGCAGGTCCGGCAGCGCGGTAATCGCCTGCTCGGCCAGCCGGCGGATCCGGTCGGCCATCGGGTCGACGTCGGCGGCGGCGGCTTCGGTGACCAGTTCGTCGTATCCGGCTGTCGTGCGAACGTCGTACAGGGTCGGCTCCGCCCGTCCGGTGACCGACGCCGGCACCACCACCACGATCCGTACGGCGAAGTTGGGGAAGGTGAGGTTTACCGCCTGGAGGTTGTAGGCGGCGGCGGCGTCGCCGTCGAGGTGGTGCCCGCACGGGTGCAGGGTGAGCCGGTCGAGGTCCGGCGCACCGGCGACCGGACGCGGGGCGAGGCCGACGACGCCGGCAACCTGACTGGCCCGGGCGCGGAACCGGCCGACCGCCGGATCGGCACCGCCGAGCGGCTCATACTCGCCACCCTGGTCAAGGTCGGTCGTCTGGACCGGTCTTCCGCAGTCGGGACAGTCCGGAAATACATAGTTCGGGTTGCTCGATGTCACTGGTTGGGGTCCTTTCTCCGACGGCGGCGCGGTGGCGTGGCCTGCGGTTTCTTGTCGAGTTCAGCGGCCCGCCGGTCGTAGTCCCGGTTCATGGCGTGCGCTTCGGCGAGCACCTTCGGCCAGTCCCAGCGGCGGGTACCGGGCAGGGTCACACCGAGTCGCGCGGCGAGCCCGTCGGGGCCGTCCCAGCGGCGGGCCGGCCACACGTGCCGCCGACCCTCGCGGCGGGCGGTGCCGATCCCGCACGGGCATCCCCAGCCCAGGCAGTAGCAGTCGGGGCCCAGGCAGCGGATCGACCACTCCCGGCGTTTCGGTGAAGACACTTCCGCGTGCAGTTCCCGCGATCCGCACACCGGGCACTCTGGCGGGGTCGGGCCCGGAATCTGCCGCCGGTCGCGGCCGGCACCGGCCGCCGCTTCCGCCCGGTCGGCGGCCTCGTTGAGGACCGTTTCGACACCGGCGGCGGTCTCGACGTTGACGACGTCGACCAGGCCGACGAGGAGATCCAGGGACAGGCCGACGAGGAGATCGGTACGGTCGCAGCCGCACCAGCCGGCGGCGTAGCAGCCCGGGCAGCGGTTGCCGGTCGGCACCCGTCCGAGGTAGCAGCGGGGGCAGGCCGGCGGGTCGGCTGGCCACTCCCAGGACCAGCCGGCCGGCCGCTGTGTCACACCGGTGCCGGCGCACCAGTCGCACGGGACCACGACCGCCCGGGCCCGGTCGATGTCGATGTCGACGATCGCTCGGGCCCGGGCGGCGTCACCGGCCGGGCCCGGCCCGTGAACGTGGGTCCACAGCCGGTGGGCCAGGGTGGTGATCGCGTCCGCGATCCGCTGCCGGGCCTCGATGGCGTGCAGACGGGCCGGCGGCGGCCGGTCCCGGCCGGGCGCCATCCGCATACGGATCGACGCGGCGGCGGCGGCCCGGTCGGCGGCGAGCTGCTCGGCGAGCTGGCCAGCACGGCGGGCGGCGTCACGCGGCGGCGGCCGGTCAGCGGCCGGGCCGACCGGGCCCGGGATCCGGGCGTCGCCGAGCCACGACCACGCGGCCCGGAACCGGCCAGCGGCGGCGTGGACGTCGTCGGCCAGCCCGTCGGAGTACCCCCGGTCGGCGGCCGGCGCGGTCACCGGTGCGTCCGACCGACACGGCGGCGAATCAGCAGGCCACCCGTTCGTACATGTGTCCACACGTCACCGCCGGCGGATCGGAGCCGGAGCAGCGTGTCGGGGTCCGGGGCGTACCACTCCCAGCCGGGGTCGACCGGTACCCACGCCGGCCAGTCGGCGGGCCGGCCGATGGACCGGGCCCGGCCCACCTGGTCGACCGGCACGGCGGCGCAGCAGTCGGCGCGGCAGCCGATGACGGCCGGTACCCGGCCCTGGTCGACGTCGACGGTGATGGTGTAGCCGCCGCCCCGGTCGCACCGGTACGCGTCCAGCCGGCCGGCCTGAGGGGTGCGGTAGTGGCGGGGGTTGCGGCGCAGCCGGATCCGGTTACCCATCGACGCGTCCGGTCGCGCGCTGCCCGGCGCCGTACAGGCTGGCGAGGTACTGCCGCATCTGCGGTGCCAGGTGGGCGATCATCGCGGCCAGGACGTCGTCGACGGCCGACGGTGCGTCGACGGGCCGCCCGCCGACGAACCGGGCCCGGGCGGCCGTCGGTGCCGTCTCCGGTGGGGTGCAGCCACGGTAGGACCGGGGGGTGATGTCCCGCGACGGGACCGGCACCAGGCCGGCGGCCTTCGCCGCCGCGATCACCGCGGCGACTTCCTCCGGCCGGTCGTCCGGGTCGTACGCCAGGCCCCGAAACTGCTGGGCGATCACCTGCATGTCGGCGAGCAGGCCCGGGTTGATGTCGACCGGCGCCGGCGCCGGGGCGAGGTGGGCGGGGATGTCGCCGACCAGCAGCCCGGACAGGGTGTTGACGGTCTCAGCGAGCCGGATCCGGGTCTCCTCCTGGTCGACGCCGGCGTTACGCAGCGCGGCGTCGGCGACGGCCAGGACGTCGAGCAGCAGCAGCGCCGCATCCCGGATCCGGCCCGCGTGCAGCTCGACCATGCCGGCGGCGGCGTGCCAGACGTTGGCGGCCGGGCCGGTGCTGTCGCCGGCGCGGTCGGCTTCGGCGCGCATCGCGGCGGCCAGGCCGGCGATCGCACGCGGACCGGTGGGAGTGGTGGGTGGGGCGATGGTGGCGGTCACGGCGACGTGTCCTCTCGGGAGGGTTGCGGGGGTACGGTGCAGCGCCGGCCGGGCCGGCGCGGTTCCTCGGTGCGGAAGGCGGGGCAGGCGCAGCAGGACCACACGAGCCGACCAGCCTGAATCGCGGCGTGCCAGTGGTGCCGGCACCAGGTGACGTCGACGAGTCCGGCCCATGCGGCGCGGACGATGCCGAACAGTACGGCGATCGCGGCGTGGCCGGCGACGGCCAGCGAAAAGATCCGCTGGCCGGGCCGGTGCTTCCTGTGTCGACCTGCGCCGCTACCGGTGGACACGGAACGACCCGCCACGCCGGTACGGCGGTGGCGGGTCGACGGGCCCGGACATGCGGGCCGGGTGGATGGTGCGGACAGCCTCAACGGCGGCAGGGTGCATCGTGCGCTCCTGTAGGTAGTTCCCGATACCTACGACCACCCCGGCGGGTCACCGGCCGGGGTTGTGCCTCCCCGACCGGAACGCCTGTGCGAGCGTTCACCCGGCGGCGCGGTGTTCGATCACTGTAGCGCGCAACAGCCCGCCTGCCAGCGCGGAACCGGTGTGATCAGATGACCGGACGGTCAGGACGGGTCGCCGCTTCGATCTGCAACCGTTCGGCGCGTATCAGGTAGCCGGTCAGGGTCGCCGAGTTCGTCGACAGGCCGGCCTCGTCGGCGAGTTGGTCGATCGGCAGCCCGTTGACGCGGTTGCGGACGATCCCAGCGATCCGCAGCGACCGGAACTGGAACCGGCCGGGGTCGGTCACGCCGGCGCGGACCAGCATCGCGAGCAGGACATCCCACAGGCTTGCCTCGTTCATGCGGCCGTCGTCGGGCATCCCGCCGGCGCAGCGGTCGATGCCGCCAACGTTGCCGTTGCGGTCGATACCGCGTACCAGCCACGCCGCCCCGCCCTCGCCGCGTTCCTTCAGGTAGCGGATCCATTCGGCGGCCGCTTCGACCGGGCAGAGTTCGGGTCGGTGCTCGCCGGCAATCGTCCAGTGCGGAACCGTCACGTCCCTGTCTGGTATGCCGGTGCGGTGGTGCGGCACCTGGACGATCGACACGCCCGACCGGCCGATCGAGATTTGCCGGAGGCGGATCGACACCAGTTGTTTCCCGGTGAGCATGCCGGCGTAGGCGAGCAGCAGCACACAGGCATCGCGGCGGCCTCGGACGGTCGCCCGGTCGAGAGAGGCCAGGATGTTGATCGCTTCGCCGAGCTGCAACGCGTCGACGCGTCGTGGTTTCCAGCCGGCTCGGGCGAGGCTAGCCTGATGATCCTGTAGCACAGCGAGCGCGGGCACACCGTCGGGAACCGGTTGCCCATGCAGGCGATGCCACGCCCGTACCGACGCGATTTCGCGTTTGATGGTCGCGGGTGCCTTGCCCTGTTGTGCCAGGTGGCCGGCGTACAGGGCGAGGGTTTCGGAGGTGGCGGGGATGGCGGTCCAGCCTTCACCAGCAGCCCACGCCCGGAACTTGCCCCACCCGTCGGCGTACTTCTCGGCCGTCGACGCTGACCAGCGGTCGAGGACTTTCCGGGCTCGGACCGGTGTCGTTAGCGACAGGTCCAGGACAGAGATCACTCGCGCGTGGCCCATCGGAGCGGGCATTCCGGTTACCTCCTGATGTTGACCGGGGCAGCCTAACCCGTGGGAATAGCGGTTCCTAGGGGTTAGCGGCGACGGACACGCCTCCCGGCCTGCTGATATTTATTTTGGTGACTGGCTATTTTCCATGCAGGGTCACTGCCTAGCTCCGATGACGGGAGGGGCCGTGACTGTGCGTTACGTCTGGTGTCGGTTCAGGCCGCGCTCGGCTGACCGACGCACGATCAGTTCCGCCGTGGTGAGGAGCCAGCAGCCGCGACGGCTGCGGCGGAGCCAGCCGAAGCCGGTGGGGCGGCGGGCGATGGCGCAGAAATGGCACGTCGCGGGGTCATGTGATCGGCTGATGGCGTGGGCGGTGTCGATCACGTGTGCCTCTTTGGCGGCGTGGGCCGCCGCCGCGTCCACTTCGGATGTTGACGGTCGGGCCGGTGGTGGCGTCCGTCTCTCGCGGGTCACTGTGCTGGTCCGGGTGGCGTGGCCGGGCCGGGGATCGGCACGGTGGGGACGGCCGGCGCTGGTGGCGGCGGTGTGACGGGGCCGCCGAGGTCGGGCAGGTAGTGGCGGCCGGGCTCGGGTGGGAGTTCGGCGGCCAGGGCGAGCACGCGGATACGCGCGGCGTCCTGTTCGGCCTGCTGGATCTGAGCGCCGATGGCTTCGCCGTACTCGCGTAGCGCGTTGGCGTGGGCCGCGTCTATGGCTGCTCGTAGTCGTTGGGGCCAGTCCCACAGCATGTCGTCGACTCCCCTTGCCGGGCCGGTACCGGTGGGGCGGAGGGGGCGGCGGGCGAACACCACGAACGACGCCGCCGCTCCCCTCCGCGTCAGACTGCGGACGGTTCCGGCCGGCTCGTGGGGGGGCCTGGCCGGGACCGGCCGCAGCCAGTCTCGGGTGAGTGGCCGGGAGGGTGCCGCGCGGCTCGCACGGGGGTGCTGGTATCCCGCTCGCTGCCTAGGGGCCGTACGACGCGCGGCACCTTCCCGGGGCTTGTCTGGCTTGGCCACTGGTGCGACTGATCAGCCAAGCCGTACGATGAGACTAGAGTCGATGTGACGCGCGCAACAAGCGTCGACACGCAATGTATTCTGGTACGTACCAGGCGTACCGGGCAGACCATGCGAACCAGGCAGCCAGGCAGCCAGGGAGCCAGGGAGACCTACAGTGACTACTGCATTGCATGTCGATGTTGCTGATCAGCTCCGGCGCGCGATCGCCGACATGAAGCCGGGCGACCGGCTGCCGAGTGAGCCGGACCTCGCCGAGCGCCTCAAGGTGTCGCGGTACACGATCCGGACCGCGCTGACCACACTGGCCGACGAAGGGCTCATTCTGCCGCAGCCGGGTCGGGGTTGGCGGGTTCGTGAGCAGCACACGATGGTCTGGGTCGCCTCGCAGCCGGAACGTAACGAGGTCGTCGACGTCTCGCCGGCGGATGGCTGGTCGATGCAGATTCGGAGCCAGGGCGGCACGCCTCGGGAGGAGATCGCGGCAGAGCTGCTCCTCGCTGACGAACAGCACGCGGCGATGTTCGATGTTCCGGTGGGTGAGCCGTTGATCGTGCGGCGACGTCGGCGGTACGCCGACGAGCGGCTGCACGCGACCGCTGACACTTTGTTTCGGCGCTCGGACGTGACCGGGTCGCCGATCGAGCTACCCGCCGACATCCTGCCCGGCACGTACGCGGTCCTGGAGGAACGCGGGATCGGGTGGCGTACCTACCGGGACACGATGCGGTGGCGGCCAGCGAGCGTCGCCGAGCGGAATCTCTACAAGTGCGGCCCGGGGGTGGCCGTCGTAAGGCATCTGCGGATCCGGAAGACCGCAGAGGATCGGGTGGTAGCGGTGACGATCACGACACTGCCCGGCGATCGGAACGAAATCATCTACGAGGGAGTGTGGCAGTGAGGACCGAAGCGCACACGGGGACGCTGGTCGGCGAGTTAGTCACCGAATCGCACCGCACCGGCGACCACGCCGGTGACATCGGCTACGGGCTCCGGTTCGCGCCCGTGGGCCGGCCGGCCCGTAACGACGGGTGGAATCGGGCGTGGCTGAGTCGGGGCGAGGTGCGGCGGCTGGAGCACGACGGCACCGGCTGGCACATCACCGCCGATGGGTGGACCGACGGGCACGTGTACCGGCTGGCGGAGCCGCTTGACGGGCAGCTCGTCGACACGCTCCCGACGGCGGACGGCGAGGTCAGGTTGGAGCGCGGGCGGGTGTACGAGATCCGCGAGGTAGCGCCGATGGGCGAGTTTGGCCTCTACGTGCTCTGACCAGTACAGACAGACGGGCCCGGCCTGGGGAACGCCTCCCCCGGGCCGGGCCCGTCTCTACTGCTCGTCGCGGATCGTGATGATCTCGCGGGTCGGGTCGGTCGGGTCCGGGATGCGGATGAGCCGGTCGGGGTCGACCAGCCTTCCGGGGCCGAACTCTCCCGACTCGATCAGGTCCGCGATCCGCTGCGCGGCCGTCTCTTCTCCGCCGGCGACCGGTCGCTCTGCGACGTACTGCTCCATCTCGGCCACGGTGGCGGGCGTGATCCCGGCGGCGATCTGCGGCTCGGCCTCCTCCGGAAGGTAGCCGAGCCGGGCCCAAGCCGCCGCGACCGGTGCGGTGGCCTCGGGGCGTGTCAGCGACAGCAGGAACCAGCGAGCGCCGATGTCGGCGGTGCGGAGCTGGGTCGTGCTGGCGCGGTAGGTGTGCCAGTAGATGAGCCATTGTCGGGTGAGTGGCTGCTTGTCCATGCGGTCTCTCCCGGTCAGCGGCGGCCGTCGCGGATCTGGTAGATCCGGGCCTCGGATAGGTCGGCGTCGTCGGCAAGGGCCGACACGGGCACGTCGACGGCGTACGCGCGGCGGATCAGGTCATCCCGTCGCTTCGGCAGAGCCGCGATCAGGGCCGTGACGCGGCGGATCTCGGCGCGGAGGGTGCTCGGCTGCGTCATCCATTCGGCGTGCTGCTCCAGGGCCCGGCGGGCCGCTTCCCGCAGCACCGGTACGCCGTTGTACGCCTCGTCGCGGGGGGTGTAGGTGCCGGTCACGGCTCCGAGGCCGACCTGTTCGGGGCGGCCGGATCCGGGGGTGGAGGTCGTCGACCGGTCCCAGCGGATCGTGTCGGCCGGCCACTCCATGCGCGGGAAGGTGCTTTCGGTGGCCACGGCGTCGGGCAGGTAGTCGGCTCCGGTACCGGTCATCGGCTGCCACAGCACGTGCACGCCGTCGTCGTCCACGGTGGCGTCGAGAATGAGCGCGTCGAGCTTCTGCGTGTGCCAGCCGCCGTCGGCGAGCTGGTACGTGGCGGTGATCTGGTGGATGGAGCCCGGTCGGGGCAGGGTGATCGTGCTGGTCATGTTGGGATCCTTAGTCTTCGTCGTCGAAGTCGGGTTCGGTTCGCAGCATCCGTCCGTGCAGGGCAGGGAGTCGCCGCCGACCGAGCGCGCGAAGCGGTCGCCCTGGTAGGTGCGATGCGCCTCGGGGGCGTGATAGATGGCGATCTCGGCGGCGGCGGCCTGGTAAAGCGCCGTCGCGTACCCGTTGCCCTGGTGCTCGGCGGGGGTCTCGACCTGCACGATTTCGCCGGTCGCGGTCGACACCCACAGCTCGGAGACGGTGACACCGTCGATCGTGAGGGACCAGCGGTGACAGGGCTTGTCGTGGTCGCTGTATCGGGCGATGTCCCGGGTGATGGTGAACGTCTCCGCCATACACCCATCCTATAGCCCGCTATAGATTTGTCTCAAGCGCGCTATAGAGTGGTCAGTCGCGATCTTTGCCGAGCACGGCGGCGGCCCGCTGGAGCCAGACCAGCCGATCGACCTGGTGGCCATACCAAGCCTGCGCGGCGGCCTGCTCGTCGAGGCCGATAGCCCGGGCCTGATCCCTGTAGAGCCGGTACGCGAGCGGCTCATGCTGTACGTCGATCCGATCCCGGTAGTCGTCGAGCATGCTGATAGCCCGCTGCACCGGGTCGGGCTCGTCGGGCGACACGCCGTGACTGGCGGTCAGGTGGACGGACAGCAGACCGATCCGGTACGCGGCCGTCGACACGCCGGCCGGGTCGATCCCAACCGCGATCGCGACCGCGTCCAGCAGAACCCGCCGGTTCGTCCGGTCGAACGCGGCGACCACCCGGCCGAGCGTCACCGGACGTTCGTCGGCGAGGGAACAGGCGACGTCGACGACGTGCCCGGCTTCCGACTCAGCGGCCAGGCCGGCGGTCTCGGTGGCGAGATCCCGCCACTGGATATAGACACTGCCGCCCTTCCCGAACAGGTGCCGCCGGACCTGCGGCAGGTTGAGCAGGTCGCCGCGGTTGTAGCTGGTGAGGATGTGCACGGCCGCGCGGTGGCCGTCGTGGTCGTCCTGGACGGCTTCGCGGAGCAGCTCGGCGAGCTGGCCGGCCGGCAGGTCGCGTACGTCCTCCCGGCCGGTTGCCGGGGCGGTCACGGCTGCGCTCCGTCGCTCGGATCGTGTCGGCGGGCCTGCCGGGCGGCCATCTCGTCGTACGAGTCGAACAGCGGCGGCCAGTCCGGACCGGGTCGCATCGCCTCGCGTGGGAGTGCGCCGGTCGCAAGCATGAGGCGGATCCGTAGGTGATCGTTCGCGGCGCCGGACGCGAGCCAGCCGGCGCACGCGTACTCCGCCCCTTCCGGCGACTTGTGGCAGGCGAACATCGGCGTTTCCAGACCTGCATGCGTGATCTCGGCCGCCTGGGCGATCGCGGCCTCGGGGTCGGTGTGGTCGATCGGCGGCGGCCGGAACGGCGCGGACGTCGCGGCCAGGTGGTCGTACCGGTCGGCCGGGAACTGGCCGGGCTCGACGTCCTGCCGCCACGGACACTCGACGCACGGGCGGCGGGCCCGGGGCAGCTTCTCGGCCCGGCCGGTCATCGGGTCGGCTCCGGCCGAAGCTGCGCGGCGTCACGGTCGCAGCCGTGGCACGGGCCGCCGACCGGGTAGCCGTGCCCGCAGTGGCCGGCGTCGACGGCGGCGGTGTGTAGCCGGGCGAGGACGGCGGCCAGGTCGACGCCGGCGCGGCGGATCTGGCCGGCGGCCCGCTGCGCTCGGAGGCCGTCGACGGGACGGGCCTGCCGGCGGAATGCGTCGCTGTCGTGCAGCGCGGTAATCCGCTCGGCGACCTGGTGGGCGGCGACCGCGATCCGGTGCGCTTCGGCGAGGAAAGCCGTGGTGGTGGTGTCGTTGGTGACCGGCGTCAGGCCGAGCGCCGTGGTGGGCATGCGGGGTCTCCTCAGGGGTGCGGGGGTACAGCGGCCAGCGGACGGGCGCCTGACGGTCTGGTTCAGGCTAGGCGGTGGTCAATGTTTGGGCTACATGTTGTGTCGTCGGTGTGACAGCGATGGGGACCAGGTCGACGTACACCCGTTCCTCGCGGACGGCCAGGGGGCGGCCGTCGACGAGGTGGCCGGCGATGCTGGTGTGACCGGTGCTCGATCCGAGGATCGGTGAGACGGCGGTGACCCGGTACCGCTGGGCGGTACCGGTCAACCCGTTCTCGATGATCGGTGTCTCGCCGATCCGGGGTACGCGGCCGATCTGCGTGCACAGCTCGCCGCCGTCTACCCGATAGATGATCTCTGTCATGTCCACGATGGGTGTCCTTTCCGGACTTACCGCCAGTGGCGGGGGGTGTAGAGGAGAGCGCCGCGACCGCCGGCGGGGCGGACGAGTTGCCGCGCGTCTACCAGCTTGTTACACCATCCGTACGTCGTCGCGCGGTCGGGCATCAGGTCGCGCTGCGCCAGCGCGGCGTTGATGCCGGGCACGTCGATTCCGGCGGGGCCGGCGGCGTCGACGATCTCGACGATGGCCGGGGACACCGTCTCGAAGGTGATCGGGCGGCGGACCTCGACAATCGGGACCTGCGGCGCCGGCGGCGTGGTTCCGGTCGCCTCGCCGACGACCTGGGCGGCCCGGGCGGCGAGTTCCGCGCCGTTGACGTCGACGATCGCTTGGAACGCGGCGTCCGGGTCGACGGCGTCCTGTGCGAACGGGTTGTTTCGGAGGCGGTCGGTCAGGCCGAGGGTGTCGGCGGTCGTCTGTCGCGCCACGGTGGCCACCGGTGCGGCCGGTGCGGCCGGGGTGGCGGGTCGGTGGACGTACCAGCGGGTCAGCGGCCGGGCCGGGAGACGGCCGTACATCCACGCGGTGCGGTCGGGGTCGGTCCACCGGTCGCCGTAGCCGAATTGGGCGATCGCGGCGGCGGTGCCGGCGTCGCAGGTCGGCCGGTATTGGGTGTGCTCCCGCACCGCTTCCAGGATCAGGGCGTCGCGTTCCTCGTGCTTGCCGACGAACCAGATCTTGCCGGGCTCGCCGTCGCCGTAGCCGAATCCCTCGATGACGACGCTGCCGGGGTACTCCAGGGTGCCGGCCAGCGCGATGACCTCGGAGCTGGAGCCTTGGAGTACCTCGCCGGCCTCCGACGTCGACGCGACCGGCAGGATGATCCGGCCGCCGAACTGGGCTTTGGCGTCACCCGACGCGCCTTGGGTGACGGTGCCGCGCTGGTTAGCGGTCCAGAACCACACTCCCTCGCCGCCGCCGAGGCAGACACCCTGCGTCAGCAGGTTGGAGAGCTGCCCCGAGGTGGGGTCGTGGTCGTTGGACAGGGTGCTACCGGCGGCGTTCCCGACGACCTGCGACAGCTCGTCGGCGAAAACGAGGATCGCCGGGTGTTCGGGGGTGGCTCGCCACGACGAGCCGCCGAGGAGGCCGGGGCGGATCTTCGCGGCGTGGATCGCCGCCATCAGCATCCGCTCGTACTCGGTGCGCTCGATCGCCACCCAGTCGAACAGCGGCTTGGCGAGCGGCCGGCCGGTGTACGGGTCGGTGACCCGGTCGAGGTAGGGCCGCAGCCAGGATCGGACGGTTCGGCCGCCCTTGCCGTCGTACACCCACAGTAGGACGTCTTCACAGCGGGAAACCTGGTAGATCAGGACGTCGAGCAGGCTTGACTTGCCCTTACGGGTCTGCCCGACGATCATGGCGTGAATCTCGGCGAGGGTCAGGTAAATCAGGTCGCCGTCTGCGAATTCGCCAATCGGGAATGCATCGTGGATGGATAGCGGGCTGTGCTCGGCCGGGAGTTTGATCGTGTGCCGCAGAATGTCCCGAACGTCGAGACTGATGAATACCTCGGTGGTGATTTCCCGGCCCTCGCGGGTACGGGCCCGCTTCACCCGGACAGCGCCGGGCCGCAGCCCCCGGCCCTTGACCTCTTGCAGCCGCCGCCCGAACACCACTTCCAGCTTTGCCACGCAACCGCGCACGGTGTCGAACGTCGACGAGCCGTCATCGGGCAGCCGGAAATGGAGGCTGAAGCCGGCCCGGGTCGGGATCCGGTCGATGAACTCCAGGTTCTTCGCACCGGCGAGCGCCAGCATTCCTTCCCACCGGGCCCGCTCGCGTTCTTCCTCGGTCGGCTCCGGCTCCGGCTCCGGCTCCGGCTCGGGTTCGGGGTCGGATCCGTACTGGATTTCGTATTCGTGGTCGATCTGCGTCTGGCGGGTGACCCACCACAGCACGGTGTAGACGCCGAGCAGGATCAGCCAGCACAGCCACGCGACCGGCCCCGACCACAGCCCGTCGACGCCGGTCACGACCGTGGTCCACACGCCGAGCAGGAACCCACAGGTCACCATGTAGCCGCGCGCCATCGGGCTGTAGAAACGGCCGGCGGTCACCGCGGCGCCGAGCCCGGCCAGCAGCAGCGTGACGACGGCGCCGACCAGCCAGAGCCAGCCGGCGGCGACGGTCAGCAGGCCGTACCGGCGGGCCTCGTGCGCGGCGACAGCGGCCACGGCGGCGGATGCCCAGGCGATGACCGGGGGCAGCCACGCGTGGGCCGTCCACGGCCGTCCAAGGACGGTCAGCGGTTCGTACGTGTCGTCGGTGTCGCGGGCCATGGCGGGGTGTCCTCCGTCAGCGGGGGGGGTGGCGGGGGTGGTCGGGTCAGACGTTGGTGACGTCGGCCCACTGCTCGTTTACGCGGGGCGCCCGGCGACGCATGACGTCGTGCGGGTTACGGCGCTCGTAGCCGGCGGCCAGCTCGGCGGCCTGGTCGGCGAGGTGCGCGTACCGGCCGGCGAACGCGTAGTAGTAGTCATGGGTGCGGACGTCGATCGGGTAGGCGGTGACGAGGTGCTCGGCAAACGTCATCATGTGCTCTGCCCGTAGCACCATCGCGGGGCCGAGCGTCTCCAAGAACGCCATGAGGTCGGCGACCGCGTCGTCATCGGCGGCGAAGTCGGCACCGGGGTCGTAGGCGCCGAAGTAGACGCGGTACGCCTCCGACATCGCGGCGTGGTGCTCGTGCATGACGTCGCCACCGTCGATGGTGGGGCCGGTGACGGCGCCGCGTCGGACGACGTCGGCCTTTTCCTCGTGCACGCGCGGGTTTTCGTGCCGGTCGATGTCGCCCTTGTGCAGGTCCCGGTACGCCTGGTGCAGCCCGTGGGCGGGTGCGGCCATCTCCCGGTAGGCGCGGGTGAAGTTGTGGAAGTACTCGTGCACCAGGACGGCGCCGGGGAACGACGCGGCGAGCCGGTCGGCCAGGCCGTCGATGATCTCGGCCCGGTTCGTCAGGGCGGCCGGCTGCGACCGTAGGTACCGCTCCAGGTCCGGGATCGACCGGGGTTGGAAGCCGGCGACGTACACCGCTGAGATCTCGTTGACCCGGTCCAGGACCGGATGAAGGACGACGTTCGGGGACATGCGGGGTGCTCCTGTCTGTGCTGGCGCCGGCCGGGGCCGGGTGGTCGCCGGGGTGGGTCGGATGAGTCGGGACGGTTCCGGGCGGTGCAGGGTGCCGAGCGGCGGATCGGTGTCGCGCTCGTCGTCGTGCTCGTCGACGGGCGTGGTCGGCCGCCGTGGCGGGGCGGCGCGGTGGCGGGGCGCGGTGGCGGGTGCCCAGACCCAGCCAGCAAGTGTCGACCGGAAGAACGTGGCGACGGCGGCGACCGCGGCGACCCAGAACGCGGCCCAGGCGGCCCGCTGGCCGTGCGCGACCGCCAGGCGGCGCAGCTCGCGGTACCAGCCGGGGGTGAGTCGTGCGAGCAGGGCCCGCCATGCGGCGGGGGCGCCGTACGCGGCCAGCCAGCGGCGGCGGATGTACGCCCAGCGGGCGATCCGGCGGCCGGGAAGCACGATGGTGCGGTGGTACAGCCAGTCGATCGGCCGGATCGTGAGCGTGTAGGTGAGGTTCGCGACCCGCTGTGCGAGGTTGGACCACCACACGTCGAGCTGCCAGGTGTCGCGGCCGACCGCGCGGGCCGCCCGGCCGGCGGCGGCGGCGCCGCGTCCCATGGCGACGGCGCCGCGACCGGTGACCCGGGCGGCCCGGCCCAGGCCACGGGCGGCGCGGCGGATGCGGCCGGGGCTCGTCGACTGGCCGTGGCCGTGCATGGCTGCGCGGCGGGCTGCTGCCCGGGCCTGTCCGGGCGTGCGGCGGCCGAACAGGCCGCCGAGCAGGCCGCCGACGCGGCGGGGCCGACCGCCGCCGAAGACGGCGCCACCGGAGCGGGCGCGGCCAGCTCGCGGCAGACCGGTCCCGCCGGCACGGCGGCCGGTGCCGCCGCGTCCGGTCTTCGGAAGGCCGCCGGACCGGGCGGCGGCGACGCGTCGGCCGCCGCCGGCGGACAGGCCGCGTCGGCCGCCGCCGGTGCCGCCGAGTTTCGGTAGCCGGAGCCCGCCGCCCCGGCCGGGGCGGCGGCCGGTGCTGGAGAGGCCGCCCCGGCCGCCCCGGCCGCCCCGGCCGCTGCCGAGCCGGCGGCCGGGGCGGTCGGTGCGGAGGATTCGGCGGCCGGCGAGGTACAGCACGACGCCGCCGGCGGTGGACACCGCGAGGACGATCGGGCCGAGGAAGTGCAGGACGACGCCGGCGCCGAGGCCGCCGAGGACCAGGGTGGTCGCGCGTTGGGTGGCGCGGCCGGCCGGGGCGGGCTGCTCCGGCCGGGGCGGCTCGTCGACGTCGTCCAGGTCGTCGACGTCGGCGGGGTCGACGTCGACGGCCGGGGCGGGGCGGGGCGCGGCCGGGGCGGCCGGGGTGGGGCGTTCGACGGCCGGGCGGGCGGCCGGGGCGGCCCGGCCGCTGCTCCGGCCGGGGCGGCGGCCGGGCGCGGGTTCGGGGCGCGGTGGTGGAGTCACCGCGACCCGCTCGGCCGCGCCGTCGTACGTCACCGCGTACGCGTCCTCTTTGATGTCGGGGCGGTTCATCACGCCTCCCGGGCGTCGTCGGTCGGGGCGGCGCTGGTGGCCGTCCACGGCACCGTGTCGGGGCCTTCAAGCGCTGCCTTGATCGTTTCCCGGCGGGTGCCGGTGGCTTGCTCGATCTTTCGGAGGCTGAGCCGGCGATCCTGGAGTGCCTGCCGGAACTCCTCCCATGAGGCGTAGGTGGTGCGGTACTGCTCGACGATCTTTGTCAGGGCGGCGATCCGGGCCCGGCGGGCTTGCGTGATCTGGGAGACGTTCGACCGCTCGACCGGGGCGGGGCGGGGCGGGGCCGACCGGGGCGGGGCGGGGCGGACCGGGGCGGGACGGACCGGGGCGGGACGCTCGGCCGGAGCGGACCGGGGCGGGGCGGGGCGCTCGACCACCGGGGCGGGGTGCTCGGCCACCGGGGCAGCCGGGGCGACCGGGGCGGGGTGCTCGGCCACCGGGGCAGCCGGGGCGGCCGGGGCAGCCGGGGCGGCCGGGGCGAGGTGCGCGGGCAGCAGGCCGGGCAGGACGTAGTCCCCGATGCCGGACAGCGCGCGATCCTGCGCAGCCCGGACGGGGCCGCGTACCGACCAGCGGCGCCACCAGCCACGGTCGCGGGTCAGGGTCCGGTACGCCCACCGGGCGTCGTCGCTGATCTCGATACCGAGCAGGCCACCGACCCGCCATGCACCGAACGTCTCTTGCGGGCTACCGATGATCGGCAGCCAGTCGACCAGCGGGAACACGGGCCGGCGGCTGCCGTCGCCGGCGGCGCCGCGCACGAGCCGCTCTGCCCACTTGAGCGCGCTGTGCAGGATCATCGGGCCGATCAGGGACATGACCGGCAGGAACCAGGCCGCGTCACCGGGGGCGCCCGGGCGGCTGCCGTATGAATGGGTGGCGTACGCCGTGGCGCCGGCGAACAGCCACACGTAAAGCCGGAAAACTCCGGCCTTGGTGTGCGTGACAGCGCTGTAGACGCAGATCAGGACGCAGACGGCGGCCGACGCGTCCAGGGCGAGGAATGCGAACCAGGCCCATCCGGCGGAGAGGCCCAGGCCGGCGGCAGGGCTGTCCGTCCGGGCCCAGGCGATGACCTCGTGGGCGGAGAGCGCCGGCGGGGCTGCGATCACGAAGGCGAGGCCGACCCCCACGGTGACGAGCAGGGCCCCGAGTGCGAAGCGAGCGACCGGGCCGCGGTTCAGGGTGAGCTTGCCCCACTGTTCCGCGACGCCGGGGCGGGGCGGGGCGGGGCGCTCGACCACCGGGGCGACCGGGGCGGCCGGGGCGGGGCGCTCGACCGGGGCGGCCGGGGCGGGGCGCTCGACCGGGGCGGCCGGGGCGGGGCGCTCGACCGGTGCGACCGGGGCGGGGCGGCGAGTCCGGGGAAGCCACTGCCGGAGAAACAGCCGCCCCGGGGCGGGGCGCTCGACCGGGGCGGGGCGCTCGACCGGGGCGCGCTCGACCGGGGCGGGGCGCTCGGCCACCGGGGCGGCCGGGCGAAGCGGCGACACGGCCGGCTCGCGACGCGCGGGCGGGGCGAGGTTATCCACGGTGCTTCTCTCCTTCTGGACGTCCAGGGCGCCAGCACGCCCGGGAGTGAGTACACGCTACACCGCTGACAATCTTTGGGCTACATGTTGTGTACCAGGCGGGCCGGGGCGGCGAGCGTGAATGGCCTTTCGGCGTGCCGAGCGAGTCACCCGGTACGGGCCCGACGGGCCGGATGGCGACCCCGCGCGCCGCCTACTGAGCGTGAGATCGGTCGTTGTTGTCGTCGTTGTTGTTGTCGCGGTAGATGGGGTGCCGAATCGCCTTATGCAGGTTGGATAGGGCCCGTAGGGAGTGGCAACAACAACGACAACAACAACCAGTTACGTGACTGTCAGTGTTGTTCGTCTGGCGCCCGGACAGCACTCCGCCCCCCGACCATCGGCCGGGGGGCGAAAGTTCGGGGCGGTGAGCTACCGGCGGGCCGCCGCGTGCCCGTCGCGGTCGTCCTGCTCGGCCAGGCAGCGCGGGCAGGTCACGACGGCACGGTCACTCTCTACCGGCCCGGACGGGACGTGCACCGGCAGTCCGCATGCGGTCACGCCCTCGCCGGGGTGGCGCGCGTAGTGCGTCGGCTCGCCGCAGTCCGTGTCGGCGCCGTCGCCCTCGATCTGCCGCACGACATCGGCGAACGTCGCGTAACCCCGCTCCGGCACGATCGGGCCGCCGTGGCGGCGGGTGCCGCGCCAGCCGTAGCCGTCGCACTCGGCGGCCAAGCCGAGGTAGTCGCCGGCGTCGTTGTAGACGCGGATCGTCGCTGCGGCGCTGCGGCGGCTGTGGCTGAGGCGGTACCGGGTGCAGTTGTCGTCAATGCTCAGGCCCATGGCGCGGGCCAGGATGCGGCCGGCGATCGCGCCGGTCGGGTCGGACGTGGCGGAGACCTGCGACCAGGTGGGCGCGATGGTGATCGAGTGGCGCCGCTCCCAGCCGCAGCCGCTCCGCTGCTCCGCCTCCCAGGTGTACCGGCTGGCTTCGACGTAGATCTCCCCGTCGGACCGGACGGTGATCGAGAAGGCGTAGCGGTTGCCGTTGATCGTCCGAGTCCATGACCGGGTCTGCGCGTGGCCGCGAAGCTTGAGCCAGGATCCGCCGGCAACGGTGCCCCGGGGCCCGACGGTGAACCGGACGGCCTGTGCCTGCTGGTCGGGGTGGGCCGGGGCGGCCTGCTCGACGAGCGGGGCGACCGGGGCGGGACGGTTGCGGGGACGCTGCGGGCATGCCTGGCAGAACACGCCGTAGATCGAGCGCTCGACCTTCGCCGCCGTGAGCTGAGGACTGCCGCCCAGCGGAATCGATCGACGGCACGCCGCGTGCGGGGCGTCGGCCGGACCGGCAACCAGGTGGTACGTCAGGCTGTACGTCCCCGCCTTGCGGGCGTACATCGCCGGCGCCTGCTCGACCGGGGCGGCCTGCTCGACCGGGGCGGCCTGCTCGACCGGGGCGGCCTGCTCGACCGGGGCGGCCTGCTCGACCGGGGCGGCCTGCTCGACCGGGGCGGCCTGCTCGACCGGGGCGGCCTGCTCGACCGGGGCGGCCTGCTCGACCGGGGCGGCCTGCTCGACCGGGGCGGCCGGGGCCGGCGCCTGGCCGTCAATCTCGGCCAGCGCGGAACGACCCTCGTTGGTGATTCGCACTCGCTGGAAGCAGGGCTCCGTCCCACGCCGCCCGGCCAGAGGTCGCGCGCACGTCACAGGCTGCCCGTATTCAGCGGTTGCGCACGGCTCACACCGCGCGACCCTTTCCAGCATTCCGGACCGCACGAGCGCGTCTGCGCTGTGCGGGTGGAAGCCGCCGCCCTGGCCCGCGTGGCCGTTCGCCTCGCCGCCCTTGGCGACTACGAATCGGAGCGTGTTGACCTGTGCGGGGGACAGCTTGCGGCTGCTCGGCATCGGTGCCTCCTGTGTCGTCGTTCCGTGGTGTCATCAGACTAGACCGATCACAATCTTTGGTCAACATGATGTTGCGCAAAGATTCGGGGCGGGTGGAAACCCGCAGGTCCCCACCCGCCCCCCCGGGGCGAACGATCTATCGGCGCCGGCGGAGCCGCTGCCGGTCCGCGTGCGCGGCCACCATCACCGCGACCAGCACGACGACACCGGCGGCGAGCAGCGACAGCAGCGACCACTGTTGAGCCCGCGCGAGTTCGCCGGACAGCATCACGGCCGGGACGATCGCCAACGCGGCGGCGATGAACCGCCGCCGTAGCCGCCGGTCCAGGTCGCGCGGGTCGATCGGTTCCGGGACGATCGTCGGCAGGCTCTCCGGCAGCGGCCCGTACCGGTTGACCCACCACCCGGTAAGCAGCGCGAAGTCACGCGGGTCCAGCAGGTCGACCACCAGAACCGCGAAGCCGATATCGGTAGCCGACGCAGGCAGAAGGCGCCGCACCGACCGACCCGGCCCGTCGACGCCGACCACCTGATCGTCTCCGTTGCCTCGCTCCAGTACCCGGCCCGTGCCGTAGGCGAGCGCCATTGCGTACGCGGCGACTCGCCGGTACCGGCCGGACTGTGCCCGTAGGTAGCCGGTGCGCATGACGTCGCGCTGCACCTCGTCGAGCGCGGCGGCCTGGTCGACCAGCTCGATATAGGCGGCGAGGATCGCGGCCGGTGCCGGCGCTGGCCGGTGCTCGTCGATCCGGCGGTTACGCATCGCGCGGCCCCCGCCGGGCGGTGCTGCACAACGCGGCGGCGAGCGCGACCGCAGCGGCGGCCACCGTGGCGATGATCGCGGCGAGCTGGACCGTGCCGACGGTGCGGAACACGACGGCCAGGCCGACCGGGACGGGCGCGACGGCGGCGGCGGCGGATCGGAGCAAGGTCTGTCGCCAGCGGTCGGCGGGCGGGGCGGCGACCGCTACGGCGGAGGGGCGCCGGACGAGCGTGCCCGGCGGGTTGACGGACGGCATAGGGGGTGTCCCTTCTGGTATCGCCCGGGTGCCAGCACACCCGGGCAGGTTGGAACCAGAGTAGACACCATGCCGTAATTGGTCTACATGTTGTTCACTTATCTATGTGCGGTGTTCGGTTCGGTCAGGTCGGCGGCGGTGGCCGGATCGGCGGCGTCGGCGATGCCGGTCAACCAGGGCAGCACCACCGGTGCCCGGATGGTGTGTTCGGCGCCGGCGGCGCGTAGCCGGTAGGCGCGGGCCCGGGCCGCTTCGGTCGCGTCGAGCGGGGCGAGCAGCTCGACTAGACCTCGCTCGTGTGCCAGGGCGACAGCGCGAACCCGAGTGATGCCGGCGGGCTCGGGTGGGGCGTGTGCCGGCGGGGCGACCGGGGCGCCTTCCCGGTCGACGGCGGGCACGCTGCGGACGTCCCAGCGACGGCCGAGCCCGGCCATCATCTGATCTGCCATCTTGAGCGATAGCGAGCCAGCCCGGCCGAACCGGAGCGCCGCGGCGATCGCGCCACGGGTGCGGCCGGTTCGTTCGGCGAGCTTGACGACGCCGATCCCGGCCTGCTCCATGGCGTACCGAATCTGCATCCGGCATTGATCCTCCAGCGACGGTGTAACCAGGACTGACCGGATGTCGGCGAGCTGGTCGGCGTCGCCGGCCGGCCGGGGTTGCTCGGCGAGCTGGCGGCCGATGGTGTAGCCGTCGTGCCATGCCTGCATCCCGTCGAGTGGGTACACGCGGCGGTGGCGGGTGGTCTCGACGACGTACCCGGATCCGTCGCCGGCCTGCCCGTGGTACCGGTAGGCGCCGGCGTTGTCGTCGGCGGTCAGTGCCCGCACAAGCCGAGTTGCCGGCGGCTCGGCGGTGCCTGTCATCTGGCCACCGATGGGGTTGGCGGGGCGGTGGTGGACCGTTCGGGCGTGGGAAGCGCCGACTTGATCACGGATTGCACCCTCTCTAGCTGTCGTTCGTGGCTCGCTCACATTACGGCCCTGCCCTGGTCAGGACATGAATGGTGCGCCGAAACGTCGCCTACCAGCGGTAAACGATGGTCTGCGGCTTCGTGACGCGCGGTGACTGTCGGCGGGGTGGGTGGACCGGGCGTGGCCTGGTCAAGGACGATGCGCGCAGGAAATCTGTTCACCCCCGCGCAGGTACGAAAGGACGTAGCTAATGAAATTGACCATTGGCGGCCTAAAGGGTGGTATCGGTAAAACCACCTCTGCCGCCTTCATCGCCTCGGTGCTGGCCGAGGATGGGCCGACGCTCGCGATCGACGCCGACCCGCAGTCACAATCGCTGTGGGACTGGTACAACCTCGCGACCAACGCCGGCGAGGAGATCGCGTGGCAGTGTCAGCCGTGGTCGACGAACGACCTTGCCGACCGGGTCCGCGCCGTCGAGTCGCAATATCGACACATTGTGATCGATGTCGGCGGTGAGACGGCAAGGATGTTCCGGACGGCACTCACGGTCGCAAACGAGTTGATCATCCCGTCCAGGCCAAACAGGATCGAGATTCGGCGTCTGCCGGGCACCTTGGACGCGGCGGCCGAGGTGCAGCAGTTGACGCAGCGGCCGGTGTATCCCCGGGTCATGCTCGTGTCCGTCAACTCGGCCGCATCGGACGAGGCGGAGGTACGAAAGGCGTTCGACCAGGGGATTCCGAACGATAACGGCGACCTGGTGCAGATTCCTTGCATGAAGGCTCACATCCGTCAGGGTGTGCTGTACTCCCGCGCGTTCGGTCATGATCCACGGCCGGAGTTCGGGGATTACGTTGCTGCGGTCGCGGAGATCCGAGCGGACGTCGAGGAAGCGGCGGCATGAGCACTGGGAAGGCGTCGAGGTCGAAGCCGAGGCGGGCCAGCGCGGCGGACTTCACGTTTCGACAGTCAACACCGGTCTACCGCGACACTCCCCCGGGCCCCGTCGCAGACCCGGCCGCAGACCCGGGCACGGACGCCGGCACCGGCACGGACGCCGGCACCGGCACGGACGCCGGCACCGGCACGGACGCCGGCACCGGCACGGGCACCGGCACCGGCCCGGGCACGGACGCCGGCACCGGCACCGGCACGGGCACGGACGCCGGCACCGGCACGGGCACTGGCACGGACGCCGGCACCGGCACGGGCACTGGCCCGGGCACGGGCACTGGCACGGGCACCGGCACCGGCCCGGGCACGGACGCCGGCACCGGCACGGACGCCGGCACCGGCACGGGCACTGGCACGGACGCCGGCACCGGCACGGGCACGGGCACTGGCACTGGCACGGGCACCGGCACCGGCCCGGGCACGGACGCCGGCACCGGCACCGGCACGGGCACTGGCACGGACGCCGGCACCGGCACGGGCACAGGCACGGGCACGGGCACGGGCACGGGCACGGACGCCGGCACCGGCACGGGCACAGGCACGGGCGCGCGCCCGGGCGCGCGCGCGTATACGCGCCCGAGCCGGCGCGCGCAACGCGGCGCGCAGCCCGGCGACGGCCCGGACCCGGACGTGATCGCGGCTGCCAACCGCGACGTCGACCTAGCCGCACGCGGGTACGCCGCGATCGCCGGGAAGGTCGCAGAGCGACTCGGCGAGCTGGCCGCCGCCGTGTCGGCAGCGCGAAAAGTCGGCGTTGACGGACGGCAGCTCCACGCCGCGCTGATCATCGCGGGTGTCGACGACGCGACGATCACGGAGGTGCTCGCCGAGTAGCCCGGCCCCGACCAACAGCACGGCCCGGCTTCCCGTCGCTTGTGGCGAGTGGGAAGCCGGGCCGGGTGCTGTCTGCGCGGGGTGGGCGCGGCCGACGAAAGGAACGACCGTCAAACCCTACCATCGACCGTCATTGGTCAACATGCATGGCCCGCCGAAGCGCGGGCTGCCAGCGGGCGACGGCCTCCGACATGCAGCCGGGGCACAGCGGCGACCCGCCGGGGCCGAAGCGGTCCGGGTGGTAGCTCCAGCACTTCGCGCACCGGCCGGCCTGTGTGTCCTGCCGGATCGGTGGCAGTTCGGCCCGGGGGTCGGCCCGGGCCTTGACGTCGACGTACAGGCCGGGGTTGGGGCAGGTCGTCCAGTGGACGTCGTACCGGGGCCGGTCGGCCCGGTCGCGGCCGGGCACGTACGCCCGGGCCGACCAGGTGCCGTCACGCGGGGCGCGGTCGAGCACCACCAGCCCGTCGGGGTTCCGGGCGGCGTTGACCGGGATCCGGACACCGGCGTACGACGGCACCCACCGGATCCCACCCTGGCAGCCGTACGCGTTGCAGCCCTGCACCAGGTAGAGCGGTTCGGCGCCGACCGTGCCGGGCGGCCGGGGTACCGGGGCGGCGGTCATGACGCGGAAGCCAGGTCAGCGCCGGCCAGCTCTGCCGGCGGGGGTACGGCCGGCGCCGGGTGGGCGAGTTCGGCGACGGCCTGATTCAGCGCGGCGAGTCCCCGACGGCCGGGCTTGACGTCGCGTCGGTTGCGGCTCGCCGCTGCCCGGGCGACGGCGCGGGCGACGGCTTGCGGGTCAACGGCCCGGCCGGGAGCTTCCGGGGCGTCGGCGACGTCGGCCACGTCGGCCACGTCGGCCGCGTCGGCGGCGTCGAGCGGCGTCGCGAGTCGGGCGGCTTCGCCGTCGTCGACGGGCCGGCCGGGGACGTACGGCGGCGGGGCCGGCGGGCGAGGGCGCGGCGGCGGCGGCGGAGCGCCGAGATTGGTGATCCGATGCCGGAGGGTGCCGTACACCGTGTCGACGTCCTCCATGGATGGCGACAGCGCGTCGACCAGGTGCGCGCGGTGCCATCCGGCGTCGAGGCGTTCGACGACCAGGGCGACGAGCCGCTGTCGCAGCTTGCCGCCGACGCGTCGGGCCGGCCGAACGTGGGCGGCGGCCTGGACCTCGTCCAGGACCCGCCCCGCGATCGCCTCGGATGATTCGCCGGCCGAGTCGTCGAGGAGATCAGCGGAGTGGCTCCGTTGACCGGCCTCAGGCGTCGCTGGAGCGCCCGGCGGGGGTTCTTGAGGGGTTCCGGATGGGTCCGAGAATTCTCCCCCTCCTCCGTCCACCGTGCCGGGGTTGTCGGGTGACTGCCGGTCGGGCCCTGGGTGGTGGTGTTTCTGATCTTCTGGTTCTTCTAAAAGCTGGTTCTTCTCTTCCTTATATAGGAGCCCTGAATCACCAAGCCCTGGTTCACCAAGCCCTGAATCACCATGCCCTGAGTGACCGGGCCCTGAAAATCCGGGCGTGGTCTGACCTGCGGTTTTCCTGGAACCTCGTCCATGCCCTGAAAATCCGGGCGTGGTCTGACCTGCGGTTTTCTTGGCTTCGCGAGGTTTCTTCGGTTGCAGTCGGTCGCGTTCCTCCGGCGGCAGCGGGTCGTGGTAGAACCCGATTTCGTAGAAGAGTTGACCGCCGATCGACCGGCCGTCGTCGTCGAAGGTGCCGGCCGGGTAGTGGCTCTGCTCCATGGTCATGAAACCGCGCTCGCGCAGCTCACGGCGAATCGCCTCGTGCTTGTCGCGGCCGACCTCGGACAGCCACCCCTCGATCTTGTCCAGGGTGGTATCCCATGCGTCCTTACACCCGAGACCGGCACCGAGGATGAGCCGCGAGTATCCGCTCAGTCCCGCATAGACGCCCGTGCCTCGGTGCAGGTCTTGCGACAGGATCGTGTACCGGTCTTCGAGGTTGCGCCGGTGCACACGTACGCGGACGGAACTAGGGGTTTTCCTGCCCATGATGTTGTTGCCTCGCTCGCTCGGTGCGTGGCGAGCGGGCCAGGCGGTACACTGACCGCAGGACCCGCGCGCATAAGTGTTTGCCTCACTCGTGGTGCTGGTTTCGACGCTGCCGGCTGGTTAGCCCCGTGACCGGTCGTCGATGGTGGTCCGTATCGGCCCGTCGCGCGGGAACGCGGCGGGCCGAGGTCTTTCCCGGCTAGGACGCGCGGGCGAGCTGGTCGGCGTCGGGGATCCCCTCGCGGCTCGCGGCCTCCAGGATCAGCGTTCGGAGCACCGCGGCATCGGATAGCCCACGACCACGGCGGTTGAGGTACGCCGTCCACAGGTCGTGCTCGTCAGGGCTGAGAGTCGTCTTGGCCTCGTGGATTCGGCGGGGGCGGGTTGACCGCCGCGAGCGCTTCGGCCGAGGTGCTGCGTCCATGGGGGTGATCCCTCCCGGGATTGATCACGTATAACTTGGCCCAACTTAGCCGTTCGGTGTCCTGCTGTCGATCTTCCCGGCGTCGTCGGCGTGTCGGCTGTGCCGGTATGCTCGACCGTGCCCCGTGCGATCGTGCCGACGCTCGCCGTGGCGTGTTGGTGTGCGCTTGCTCGTTGTGCCAGTTAGCGCCCTTTACGCGGCCGGTGGTTCCCAAACCTGACCCGGTCTGCGGCACGCCTGGTGAGATCCACAGTCGCCGGAACCGGGCCCGGCCGATCGATCTGATCGGCCGGGCCCGGTGCCTTTCCGGGGTGCCTACTCGCCGCCGGCGGCGGGGAGCTGGGCCGGCTGGTCAGCCACGACGGCCACCCTCCGGACGCGTCTCGGTCGGCGTCGACCGGCCGGGCGCCTCGTCGGCGGCGACCACCACGGCGTCGGCCGGCGGCGTCGCCTGGTACGCGGCCGGCGGCGGCCCGTCCGGCTCGGCGCCGGCGCGCGGTTCGACGACGGACGACACCCGGGCGGTCGCCGGGTCGAACTTCATCACGTGCGTGAGCAGCCATTCCAGGTCGAATTCCCGGCCGAAACGCTCCGGGGTGACCTCGACGGCCCGGCCGCCGCCCCGACCGTTCGGGCCCGGCGGCTGGATCCCGCCCCCCACCCGCCGCAGGCCGGTGATCGTCGGGTGGTGGTCGACGGAGAGCCGAACCGTCGCCGTCGTCGAGTACGGCAACATCCGTTGACACTCGATCTTGTAGATGCGGTTCTTCGTCGGCTGCCCGTTGACCATCTCGACGACGTCCTTTGCCCGGGCGGTCGCGACGACGACGGCCGGCATCGTGACGCACCGGGTGACCAGCCGTTGATGCCGCTTGTTCGCCGGCGTCCAGTACACGGGGTGCGTGTCGGGCTCGTCGTTCGGGTCCTGCTCCAGCTTGGCCCGGTTCGCCGGCGCCGACCGGGCCCGGTTCTCGGCCCACTCGGACAGCAGCTCCCAAATCTTCGTCATGGACTCGATGATGAACAGGATCGGCTTTTCGCCGGCGTCGATCGCGGCCTGGGCCTGCTCGGCCGCATACTCGACGCATCCCCAGATCTGGTGCCACGTCCCGTCGTGCGGCAGCACCTCGAAGTCCGGGTTCAGTGCGCCGAACTCGTCGACGTCCTCCCCGACGGCCAGGACCAGCACGCGGGAGAACATCGACGACGCGGACAGATTGAACACGGCCGTCGACTTGCCGGAGTACTCGCCGCCCTCGACGAGGATGAACGGCCAGCGGGTGCCGCCGAGCGGCTTACGCGGCACCGGCCGATACTGCGGCAGCGGATCGCGGCGGGCCAGGGCCCGGCGGGCCGGCGTCTCGCCGGCGGGCGGCTCGCTGGCCCCGTGCAGCCAGTCGTCGTCAGCGACCGGCCGGGCCTTCGCCGGGGCGGGTGCGGTTGCGGTAGAGGTCATGATCAGTCCTTCGGTGGTTTGCCGAAACGTCGGTGCTTCTGGTCTCCGTAGGGCGTCCACGCCAGCACGGGCACGCCCTGGTCGGTTGCGGTCACCGCGCCGAGCAGGCCGGCGCGGAACTCGTTTTCAATCAAGTTGATCTCTTCTTGCGGCTCCTTCGTCAGCTTGTTGATCTCCGAGATTCGGGCCTTCAACTCGGCCCGGCGGGCGGCGAGCTTCGCCGACCCGGGAATCTCGGCCGTCTTCGCGAGCTGGCCGGCCGGCCGGCTCGAAGCCTTGAGCGCCTTCGTGGTGGCGTCGGACGCGTCGACGTCCGGCGGCATCCCTTCGGCGACGTGCCACCACCACCAGCGGGCCGCCCGGGTGACGATCCACGACAGCCGCGCCTCATGGCGGTCGACCCGCCACCAGCGAAGCCCGTCAGTGCAGCCGTCGGCGACGACGTACCAGTGCGGGCAGCCGGTCACGGCCATGCACCATTCGGCTTGGACGACGGCGTGCACGGCCGGCCCGTACTTCCAGTGCTCGCCCCAGTCGTCGGGGTCGGGCGCTTTGAACTCGACGCCGCCGCCGTCGCTGGTGAACCGGTCCGGGTTGCAGCGCATCCAACCCGGCACCGTTGAGTCGGTCACCGGGTCGTACTCGGGTACCGCCCACGTACCTGTCTTGCGCAGTGCAAGGCCGGTTTCGTCGGCGAACCACTGCGCGAGCATCAGCTCTGCGTACCGGCCCCGGGTCATCATCGGCGTCTCGTCGACCGGCGGCCGGGCGCCCGTCTTGGTCAGCCACAACCCGTACTCCGTCTCCCAGTTGACGAGTCCGAGGATCGCCGCGATGTCCGACCCGCCGATCCCGTCGAGCCGGGCATCCCGCCACCGGTCATACATCGTTCGGGCCGCGTCGGCCGGCAGGATCTCCACCGCGTCGACCGGCACAGGCCAGCCACCGTCAGCGACGGTCGCCAGCGCAGCCGGTGACGGGGTATGGTGTCCGGTCAAGAGGTTCATTGACGTGACTCTCCGCGCTCGTCGTGGGTGTCCTGTCGGTGTTTCCTTCTGGTAGATGCGCCTCCGGTCCAAGGCACGCACCCTTCGCGGGTGCAGACGTCCAGCAACGTCGCCGCGGATACCGGGGGCGTGTCGTTTCTCAGACCGCCTATCCCGCGTCCGTGTCGGCCGGCTTCGGCATACGCGGGCCGAGCTTGCCCGGGCCGGGCTTCGGCCGGCCGCCGGGCGTGGGAAAGAAATCCTCGTCGGTGCGACCCCACCGGGCGAGCCAGCGGCGGACGTCACCGGCGCGATAGAGCGGCTGGTCGGACCCGCGACCGCCGGTGTCACCGGGCCGCTTGACGTCGGCGGTCGCCTCGTTCGCCGGCGGGATCATCGTCATGGGGCCCTGAGGCTGGCCGTTGAGGTAGTTGTTTCGGAGCCGGTTGTACGCGGCCCGGGACGGGTAGCCGCCAGCCTTGATGACCTTCGCTGCGCTCCACAGCGCGTCGTCGCCGGCGAGCCGGTCGCGGCGGAGCTGGCGCGACCGTTCCGGCAGGGCGGCGACGGCTACACGGGACATGTCCGCGAGCTGCGCAAGCGACGCCTGCTGGATCCGGTCGTGCACCTCCTCCGTGCTCATGTCGCCGATCTGATCGGCGGTCAGCGTGGCTGTCACTGGTCTACTCCTCCGGTTGTTGACGGGTGATGCCGTCGGATGCGTTCACGGTAGGCAGACCACAAACTTTAGTCAACATGTTGTTGCGCATGTGTTGGCCGCCGACGGAACCGGCTGTGTCCCGCCGGCGGCCCCTTGCGACTACCGGGTCAGTACGGCGGCGCCGACCACCGCGCCGACAACGAGCGCGGCGAGCACGACCAGGCCGACCGCGCGGGCGAGCGCGTCGACGACCTCGCCGAGCCACTCGACCACGTCTTGCCAGAACAGGCCGACACCGAGGCCGGCGGCTGTGCCCGCGACGGCGACCGCGACCCATTCGACGGTGCCCATCACCGCAGGCCCGTAGCGGTCGGGTCCAGCACCGTCACGATGACGACGACCAGGCCGCCGGGCCCGTACCGGGGGCGGGCGACCGGCTCGCCGATCGTGATGTGTTCCCCGTCCAGGTGCTCATCCGAGTCGTCGACCAGCAGCCCGTACCCGGGTGCGATCCCGGCCGGTACGGTCCGCCGGCCGCCGCCCGGCGCCGACCGCATGATCGGCTTCGGCGGGCCGAGCCCGTCAACGACCGGCTTGGTCGTGGCCCGGTAGTTCAGCCGGTCGCGGTGCGCCCGGTCGCAGAAGTGGAGCACGATGTCGATCCGGACTCGTAGCAGCCCTTTCGGGAGTCGGGTCGGCCGGCCGCCGGGCGTCGAGGCCGGGCCGCGCCATGCCTGCGCGGCCTGGCAGGCAGCGGCCCGCCATGCCCGTTTCTGAGACCAGTGCCCGGCCTGGTTCATCGACAGGATCGGCACCCCTGGTGGAGGGATCCGCAGTTCGTATCGGGTGCCCGGCGGCGGCTGTGTCGCTGGCCGAGAGGGTGACGTACCCATGGTGACCTTTCGCAGCAGGGAAGGCTGTCCACGTGGGGCGGCGACCGCCTACCCCGCCGGTCGGGCGGGGTAGGCGGTCGCCGCCCGATTCGCTACCGGGACTCCGGCCGGCGCTCGCCGGCGCGGTCCGCTGCGCGGGCCAGCTCGCTTCGCTCGAAGTCGTCCGAGAGGCGGCGAAGCTGCGCGGTCATCAGGTCGGGTACGGGCGCGTGCGGCGGCGGTGTGGGGTTGCTGTCCATCGGTCCTCCTGGCTGTCGCGGCCCAGCAGCCACGACGATTGATCGGAAAGTCCACGCTACCCCTACCCAAATCTTTGGGCAACATGTTGTTGCTTGTTCCGTCGCCATTCGGCCGCCGACGGAACGCGGAACGGCGGAAGAACGGAACGGCGGAAGAACGGCGACCGGCGACGAAAGCGCGGAACAACGAACGGGCCCCGACCGGGTGTACCGGTCGGGGCCCGTCAGGCGTCCGAAACTCTACTCTCGGCAGCAGGTAAGGCAGCAGTCGACGTCGCCGGACCCTCCGCACCGGTCGCCACCGGTCGGCAACGCCACCTCTGCGCACCGGTTGTACGGCCGGTGCCCGCACTCGGCCGGCTCCGGCAGCCCGCAAAACCTGTGCCGGGCCGGGTCCGGGCACGGCTGGCCGATCATCCCCTGCCCGTACGTGTAGCACTCCGCGCACACGTCCAGGTGGCCGAGCCGGCCCGTCGACGTCACCACGGCGATTACACCACCGCAGACGCAACGGGCGTCGGCGTCGTCGCCCAGGCCGAGCCCGGCGAGCCGCATGTGGATGGCAAGCAACCGCTGTCCCTCGCCCCGCTCGACGATCGGGCCCCACGCCGCCGCGTACGCGGCGGTCCGGAACCGGGCCAGCAGCCCGCCGGCCGTCTGCCGCCGCGCGTCGTCGAGGCGGCCGGTCAGCATGGTCTGACCGGTCGGGATCAGCTCGATCGTCCACGTGGTGCCGTCGTCATCGTTGCGGACGTAGCGCCACAACCCGTCGGCGCTGGTCGCCTCCCAGACCTCCGGCCGGGTGACGCCGCCGGGGTCGGTGACCGGCCGGACGTACGTGGGGCGGTTGGTGGTGGTCCCGAGCGGTGTCAACGGTCCCAGCGGGCGAGGTGCAGGCAGCCGGGCGCCGCGCGGCAGCACGGTGTACGTGGTCGTCACGGTGGTTTCCTCCTGGTCTGTCGGGCCCAGCAGCCCGACGTGATCAACCTAACCCGCCCCAAATCTTTACGCAACATGTTGTTGATTAAACCCATGCCTCGGGTTAGCGTGATGGCATCTGTTCCCGCAGAGAGTGAGGCAACCCTTGACCGAAACGATCATTGGCGGTGTGCGCGCGTACGGCGACGAGGCGCCACGCCCCGAGCGGTGGGCGGCAGTCATCACGATGCCTGTCGATCCGGATCCGACCGTGCCCGCGCTGGTGCGCCGCGTCGGCCCGTACAGCAACAGCGTCACCGCGCACAACGCCTGTTACCGGCTCGCCTGGCTGGCCGGCACCGCCGCGCCGGCCGGGACGACCATCGAACTCGCCTTGTACGACCCGACGCAGCCGCACCTGTCGCCCCGGCCGGCGCTGGCTACCGAGGAACTCGCCGAGGAACTGCGCCGAGAGCCGGCATCGGATGGCTTCTACAACTTCCCGTCCCTGTATCACCGGCTGCTGCTCACCCACGGGGAGTCGGCCGCCGAGGAGGCGTGGCGGGCGGTGCGCAGCTACGTCAGCGCCGAGGAGGAGGCGGCGGCGGAACGGCGGAAAAAGGCCGACAGCGAAGCGGTGCGGCTCGCCCCGTACCGGGCCGAGATCGCCCGGGCGGCGGCGGCCCGCCGTACGCTGGTCGCCGCGCCGATCCTCAACGCCGCCGCCGCCATGTTCGCCGACCTGCTCGACGTCTCCGACCGGCACGGCGCGGCCCGGGACCTCTGGCCGCGCGTGGCGAATCTGCCGATGGCCTGCCTCATGCTGGCCGAAGACGCGATCGTGGGCGGCAGCGGCCCGGACGGCGCCGACCCGGCGGCGATCCGGCTGGTAACCGAGGTGGTCGAGAGGTGCCACGCACGGGGTATCCGGGTCCGGTGGAGCGGCTCCAGCGCGTTGATCGCCCGGCCGGGTGGTGGGCATCAGCCCGGCCCGACCGGGCCCCTGGCGCTCGCGCTCGGTACGCGAGGCTGGCGGTTGAGCCTGCACGAGTCGTCGGCGGAGCCGGCCGCGATCCTGGCGACGTACGACGAGGCGGGCGCCGCCGCCGTCGTCGACGTCCTGGCGGCCCTGCTCGCCGGAGAGGTCCCCGACCCGTTCGGCGGCCGACTCGGCTGAGCAGCAGTCTCGGGGCCCCGGTCGATTCGCTCGACCGGGGCCCCAATCTTTGGGCAACATGTTGTTGACTAAAGATGCTGTGAAGGTTAGTCTGATCTCGTTCGGGGCGACGCTGGCGCCCCAACGGACCAGGGGAGACGCCATGAAGGTTGAAATGAGCGAAGCGCAGTACGACGCGATGACGGCGGTACTCAACCGCCGGGGTAACACCGTGATCCGGTACACCGACGCGACCGTCTCCACCATGCTCGCCATGAAGCGGCGCAACTGGGTCGACCTCGTGTGGATCACGACGGACGGAAAGCGCCGGATCCTCTCGGCCAAGGTCCGCCCGCAGGGCCTCGCCGCCTACGACCGCGAGACCGTGCGCCGCGAGGCCGAGGAGAAGCGCCGGGCCCGTCTGGCGGCGGTGCTGGCCACGACCGGCAAGCCGTCGCTGACCGCGCAGGTCGACGCGTTCTCGCTGGTCAAGACGCGCGAACTCGCAATCCCGTTCTGATCGGCGAGACAGTGCGGCCGGGGTGACACCCCGGCCGCACTGTCGTTTCTGGCCTGACCCCCGAACGGCCTACAAGCCCCGTCGGCGGGACCGGGCTAAAAGTTGGGTTAAGTTTGGCGCCGACCAGCGCGGAAGCGCCGTTCGTGGGGGGTACGCTCACGCCACGCGGCCGGGCGCCGCCGACTCCCATGGCGGCTGGACCGCCGGGCCAAGGTGGTACCGCTCGCGTTACCCGTTCGACGTCGATGTCACGTGGACCGCTGTCGTAGCCCCGGCAGCGGAGGCCGCGCGCTGGTGCGCGCGGCCTCCGGCCCCCCGGGCGATCGCGACAGCCCGTCTCGCGGCCGGTGTCGCGATCGACGGCGGCGGGGGCGAGGTTGCCGTTAGCCCCGTGCGCCTGCCCCCGCCGCCTGCCCCCTCAAACCGTCTGTGGTCGGCTCGGCCGGCTGTCCGCCCGCCGGTCGCCTGTGCGCGCCACGAACGCTAACCCGCCGGCCGGCCGGCTCGTTAGTGTCTGTCTGGTCACTACTCGATCATCCCAAACGTCGTCATATCGGCGATTGCGCATCGTCTATGACGGTCTGCGCAGGTACCGGCCCGTGCCGGCCGACACTGTTTCACCCGGATGGATCGCTGGAAGGCCCGTTGCCGCAACAACTATTTTCAACTTTGGTACACAACATGTTGCCTAAAGATGGGTTGGCGGTTAGGCTCAATACAACACCACGGACACGAGCAAGGGAGCAGCGACATGCAGGCGATGCAGGCGAACATCTTCGGCGAGCTGACCGACGTCACCCCGGCCGCCCGGCCGGCGAAGCCCGTCAAGCCGGCCCGGCCCGCCGCCGAACCGCTGACCCTGTTCGCGCTCGAAGGCGACCAGTTCGCCGGCCAGACCGTCGCACTCGGCCACGGCTGGGATATGGCGATCGCCGCCCCCGGAACCGAGGTCCGCAGCAACGTCACCGCCATCTGAGCGGTACCAACCCACCGAGAGGAGGTGCACGCCAACAAGACGGGCGCGGCCAGCGGTCCACATCCGCCAGCCGCGCCCGCCGCCTACCAACACCCGGGACCGCCGCCGCAAACGGCATCCCGGGCCGATCGGAAGTGGAGCCCCGATCATGTCCAGTTTCCCAGACCTCGCCGCACGCTGGCGGGCAGCCACCGAAGCGGCCCGCACCGGCAGCCGCGACGCCCAACGCGAAGCCGAGCAACTCGCCCGCGAGCTGCACGACTCGCCCGAGGTAGCACACGCACGGCGCGTCATCGCGAGCGCCGGCAACGGCGGCCGACCCCCGGCCGGACTGTCCTAACCCGACCCGCACCACCCCGCCCCGCTGGTCACCACGCCAGCGGGGCGCACTCTTTTCGCCGTCCGGCCGCTACCGTGTGCCGCAGACACATACGAGCGCGTACCGCTGGGAAAGGGCAGACCATGACCACCGACACCCCGACGGCCGGTACCCGCCGGCACGCTGCCGGCGCACTGTACCGACCAGGCCGGGCACGCCGGCTGTCCCTGCTCGGCCACGGCCTACGCGGCGCCGCGGTGCTCCTCGCCGCTACAGCCGCACTCGTCATCGCGTGGGTACTGACCATCCGGTGACAGCCGGCGACGGAGTCTGAAACGACGGAAGGATGCCCGCACCCCCCGGCGGGGAGGTACGGGCATCCGAGGCGAACAGTCCGGGGAGACATTCGGGGTGGGGCGGACCGTCCACCACGCCACCCGCTAGGGGTCGGGCGGCGAGCTGCTCATTCCGTGCGGATACCGCCGCCCGGCAGCAGCACCCGTACCGCCTCGTCCGGCGCCGCGTACACCGGCCGGCCCTTGACCAGGCCGAGCGCCAGCAGCAGCCGGCCGACGCGCGGCCACCGCCGCTCGACGAGCCGGACCAGCGTGTAATAGCCGGCGATCGCGGCACCGGTGGCGAGCACAACCAGGGTGCTCGACGCATCCTCGGGGATCACGATGTTCCAGTTCGCCGCCGCCCACGCGATCGCGGCACCGACAGCGACCGGCACCCACGTACGGATCGTCGACTCGGCGACACCGGGCGGCAGGAACCGGGACAGCAGCCGCACGAGGAACCCGCGCGGGTCCTGCGACGGGTCAGGAGCATCTAGATACGGGTCGGACATGGGGAGACCTCCAGTCACGCGTTTCCGGCCACCAGCGCGGCGGCCAGCAGGGTTAGAGCACGCATCCGAGTAGCGGCAGGCACAGATCCACGCCGCCGGGTGGCGATGACGCCGGCGGCCCGGTCGGACCGGGCGGCCCGGTCGGACCCGGCCGGCCCGGTGGCCCGGGCCGACCCGCCGCCGGCGGCCGTGGCGCCGGCGGCGGCCTGGTCGTCGTCGACGAGCTGCCCGGCCGCCGCTGCGTCGGCGACGTCGACGACGGCCCACCACCGTCCGCCGGCGACGTCGACGACGGACGGGGCGCGGGTGGGGCGGTGCAGCCGTACCGGGCGCGGAGCTGCTCGACCACCGCGTCACGCGGCACCCGGTCGGCCAGCACGCACACGTCACGCCGCTGGCCGGCGTCGACCTCTGCCCGGGCGGCCCGCCGCTCCGCTAGGTCGGCCTCCAGCGCGCCGATCCGCCGCTCGGTGTGCGCGTTAGCGGCCGTCTCGGCGAGCGTGTACGCGATCCACGCACCGGCAGCAGCGCAGATCAGCGGCAGCAGCGCGTACAGCGCCAGGATCCGCGAGAGCTGCCGTCGCGGCCGGTGGATCAAGAGTCCCGGCTCATCGGACAGCACGGGGTATGGGGTGGTGGGCGGGTCACTTGGCACGGGGTTTCTCCGGTTGCAGGTCGTCAGGGTCGAGGCCCTTACCGATGACGGCCAGGCGCAGAAGGTGGTACATCTCTCGATACCTGTCCCGCTCCGCCGTCATCGCGTCGAGCCGCGTCTCAGCGGCGGTTAGCCGCTCGTCGATCCGTCGGTCGAAATCGGCCTCTCGCTGCGCGTCGGCCGACCGGAGTACGCCACGCGAGCCGAGCCACGCGGCGATGGCCGACGAGACCAGGGCGATGACGGCGGCGACAATCGTGGACGTTGGTATCTGCTCGCCGGCCCCCGCCGCGATCCAGTCCGCCAGCCACACCCGATGTACCTCCTACCGGTACCGACGGCGGGCCCCCGTGGCCACGCCGCGTCAGGCCGGATCCGGCCCGGCCTGCACCCCGGCCGCACCGGCCGCACCGGCCGCCGCGTACATGGCCAGCTCGCGGGCGATCGCCTCGCCGATCTGGTCGGCCTGCGCCTCGGGTCCGAGGTGCTCGACAACGCTCGCGGCGAGCCCGGGCGCGATCTCGCCGAGGTGCGCCAGCAGCGCCGCCCGGGTCTGGTCACCCTGAGCCCGGATCTCGGCCATGACCGCCTCGTGATCGCCGCCGGCGTTGACGGCGGCGAGGATCGCCGCCTGCCCGGTCCGGATCTCGCCGAGCAGCGCGGCCAGACGGCTGACCTGCTCCCATGTGTACTCGGCGAGCGCCCGCTGACTCACGTTGCCCCAACCGCCGGACTTGGCCCACGCGCCGACTCCCGCCGACTGGAACGGCTGCGCGGTCCGCAGACCGTCGACTACCTGCTCTTTACTCACACCGGGCCCCTTACTGATCATGTCGGCGACGTCGCGCCGGAAGGTGTTCATATTGAAACTGGGATCGGTTTTCACTGATGCGTGGCCGTAGCCGCCCGGCTGGTGTTCCTTGTGGCCGGCGACGCCCCACCCGGTGCGCTTCTTCAAGGCCGCGACGCCGCGCACGTAGGAGTCGTACTGCCGATCGGTCCACGGCTCGCCTAGGGCGTGCTGCGCCTCGATCCCGAGCAGGCCAGTGTTGCCGACCCCCTTGAACGGGCCGGCCCAGCCGGTACGGACGTGGTTGCACCGCCCGGCCGCGATCACGTGCCAATGACCCGTCCTAGACAGGTAGAGCTGCGCGATTGGCGGCGGTGCCGTTTGCGACCCGTTCAGCAGTACGTGGATCTCACCGGCGTCAGTCGAGCGGATCGACCCCCGCGTCTCGTGACACATGATGCCGCGCGGCTCGAACGTCGCCGACCCGCGCGTCTTCCACCCGCTGACCTCGTGCACGGTCAGCCCGGCGGCCCGCAGGCAGTCAGCCAGCCACGTCTGTCGGCCCATCGCCGCCTCCCCCCATGATCGGTGTCGCGGTGTACCGCGACGGGTCGCCCGGGTCCTGGACGACGTCGTACCCCTCCGGACCGGTGACCGGCCCGTACGTGATGTGCGGGGCGACCTGCGTTGACGCCTGCCAGGTAATCGGGGTGGCCAGCGCCGTCAGGGAGCCCGAGAACGTCACCGGCCGTTGCTCCGTGCCCGGTCCGGTGACCTGCACCTGCAACCCGATGACCTCATGCGGCAAATAGACAGATTTGTCGAAAACGATGAGTACGTTCACGTGCGGGTCCTGTTCCGGGATCGATACGGGCATCAGGGAGCGACCGCCGCCCAGAACGCGAACCCAATCGTCGCGTTGCTGCCCGGAGTGAGCGGGCTAGGCAGACTCGTCCGCCCGGTTCCGTTCGTCGCGAACCGGTAGCGGCCCGGCGTCGACAGTCCGAGGTTGGCCAGCGGCCCGGTCAGTTCGCTGCTCCGGTAGATCGTCGGCGGCGTGCTGGCGTTGAACAGGAACGCGACCCAGTACATGCCCCGGGTCAAGACGACCTCGGTAAACGAGGTCGTCTTGACGCCGGTCGTCGTGATCACCGAGTCGACACCGACCGCCGCGAGTCGCACCCCGGCCGAGTTGTACAGGCCGACGAAGTTCTGCCCAGCGGTCACCCCGGCGGCGGCGGTGAAAACCCCCCAGTAGATGCGTGTGCACGGCGCCGCGTCGTCGGGCACGTACACCGCCGCCAGGTACAGAGTCCCGCCGACCGTCACCCGACCGGCGCCGATCAGCGCCGGATCGCAGGTCCACGCGATCACGTCATGCGCCGCCCGTGGGGTCGGCACCCCGACCACCGGCCCCGACAGAGCGAGCCCGGCCCGGGACTCCGACACCGGAGCGTTGAACGGGCCCGACACCAGCGTCACCGCCGAGCCCCGATGTACCAGCCCCAGCGTGCCCGTCTGCGCCCACGGCTGCACCGCAGAATGGATGTAGCCGGACGCCACGACCACATGGCCCGCGTCGGCGATGTCGACGCCACGCTCAGGGCTGAGTACTCCCGTGCCGTCGTCCTCCACCCCGGGCAGCACCGTCAGCCCGTCGACCAGCACAGGGCTTTCTCCCCACACGGTCAGCGCCGCCAGCTCGTTACCGCCAACGCCGCCGTACAGACCGTCGCGGCGTAGCGTCACGTTCGACAGGTGGATCGGTGCGTTCCCCTCGCTGTCGATCGATATGCCGTACGTGAAGCTGCCGTCGGTTGAGCATCCCGACAGCGACAGCCCGGCGCCGCCGTACGTGCCGGTGACCTCGAAGCCGTAGCCGCCGGACCGTTCGGCGTGACACCCGACCAGCCGCGAGCCGACCGAGTCCAGCAGGTAAAAGCCCGTGTTGTCCGGCCGGACCGCCCGACAGTTGATCAACGTCATGGCGGAGGTGCTGCCGAGGTTGAACCCGTCCATTTCGGCGTCGATGACCGTGCAGTTCGTGATGGTCCAGCGCGACGGCTGGTGCACAGAGTCGTCGATCCGCGTGTGCTGGCCGAAGTAGAACCCGTCATAGGCCGTGCCCACCACGGTGACCGAGTCGATGACGACGCCGGTCACAGAACCCCGGCCGGTGATGCCGTCGCAGTTCGCCGCCGACGCGTTGAGCGTCACGTCGACCAGCCGCGCCCCCGTGTGCTCGACGGCGTACCCGCCGATCTCCCGGTCGACGAGCGCGACCATGCCCCGCGAGTCGGATCCGTCCGAGTCGTCCCAGGAGGCCAGGGCGACGATGACGGACGGCGTCCCGTCGACGGCGGAGCCGCCGACGTGCGAGCCCCGCAGCGTGACCGACGGCGGCAACAGCAGCGGCTCCGTGACCGCGTACCGGCCCGGCGGCAGGAACACCACCCCGCCGGCCGAACACGCGTTCAGCGCCGCCTGGATCGCTCCGGCGTCGTCGGTGACCCCGTCACCGGCGGCACCGAAAGCGCGGACGGACAGCCAGCCGAGCGCCGTCCCGGTCACCCCGCCGACCGTCAGCGGCCCCGGCATGCTCACCGCATCGCCGAACGTTGCCGGCCCGCCGACGTCGAGCGACCCATTGACTTGCAGCGGCCCGTCGATGATCTCCTCGGACGACACCACGGCGATCGCCGTCAGCAGCACCCGGGGCCCGCCCTGCGCCGAAATCCAGAGTTCCTTGACCCAGTCAGGGCCGGCGAACCGGGGAATCTGGCCGTACGCGTCGTCGCCGGTCTCGTCGGCCGAAACAATCTCGGTGACCGGTGCGCCCGTGTCGTCGAGCAGGTCAACGATCTGCGTACCGCCGACCTTCGCCGTGTACGCCCTGATGGTGATGCCGCCGACGACGACCGCCGCCCGGCCGGTGATCTGGTTGGGCACCTCGCCGACCACCACGTTCGCGCCATGCGCGAGCGTCCAATCGGCGGGCCCTCCGCCGAACCAATACCGCGTCACAGATCCCCCTGGTCAGCCGTTGGTCGGGTACGTAATCGCGGCGAGCATCACGTGTTTTCCGTACGCAACACCGGTTGCGAAGTTCCCGTGAATGACACCGTTTGTGTGGATAGTGACGTCGCAGGTTCCGCCGCCCTGGACGACACCGACCGTCCACGTCTGTTGAGTCGGCCGGTACCCGGCCGGAATCACACCGACCTGCACCGACGAGCCGGCGGGAAGGTTGATCGTCGGGCGAGAGAACGTCAGCGTCAGGGCCGCGAAACCGTTGCGGCGATAGACCCGGTTGATGATCCCTTCCCAGTTCGTGCCGAGCGCGACGTTTGCCGGTCCGACGTCCTCCCCGATCGTCAGCCAGCGGGTACCGTCCGACACCGACACCCGTTGCGCGGTCGGCGTATCCGGGTTGACCTCGATCGCGATCAGGGCAGGCTGCGGCGGCGGCAGCGACCCGTACGGCACCACCACCGGCGGCCGGCCGGCGTACCGGGCCACCGGCTTGACGTCCGACGGCAGGATCGTCGACACGCCGCTCCCGACTCGGACCTCCGCGATCGGGATCTCCCAAATCCCGTCGCCGGCGGCCTCCGAATCCGGCTGCTGGACCGGCGTCGGCGCCGCGCCGCCCGGGCTACCGGCCCGGACCTTCATCGTGGCCGACCAGTCGGACCGATCGAGCCGCAGCACCACCAGATCGACCCGGGTAGCGCCCGAGTTCGCGCCGATCGACAGAGTCAGCCCGTTCTCGTCGGTGCGCCAGCCGTGGCCGCGCACCGCGCCGGCGACGTTCGGCCGTACCTTGACGTGCATCCCGGTCGCGTCGGCGTACACCGGCGTCGTCGACGTCGGATAGCCGTACAGCCCGTCACCGGTGAGCGTCGCCATGAGCTGCTCAAACTGGATATCGTCGACCGCGCGCCCGGTGGCCGGTAGCGGCCAAGACGTTTCACCCATGGGTTAGTTCCTCTCCTGCCGGCCGAGCCGGCGCATCAGTTCGCGGACCAGCGCGACGAGCGTGGTATCGGTGGTCGGCTCGCCGGCGCCGATCGTCGGCGTCACCACCGCCCCCTCATTCGGGGTTGCCTGCACCCGGACGGCCGTGACCCGGTCGACGAGCGTCACGCCGCTGGCCAGCTCGACCGGGACCAGGTCGCCGAGTTCGTAATGGAGCCCGTACCGGACGCCGCCGGCGTCGATCGCCGTCGCGGTCAGCCCGGTCTTGGCCGCCTTGTCGGCGAGCGCCTCATCGCCGTACAGCTCCAGCCCGGCCGCGGAGTCGACCCCGGACTGGTTGACGAACATCTCCATTCGCCGGTACGGGCTGGTCGCGGCCCGCTCGACGAGCAGCCGGCCGGCGCCCTCACCCGCGCCGCCGACGATTGCGACCGTCGCGACCGGGGCGGTCGGATCCGTCGACAGGGCCCGCAGGTTCCCGCGCGACCGCCCAAACCGGGCATTGTTGCGGACCAGCGGCGCCGCGACCTCGAACAGCAGCGACCCGGCCCCGGTGTCCCGGATCCGGAACGTCAGGTCACCGCCGACAGTCGCGCAGTACCGCAGCACGTCCAGCAGCGGATCGAAGCGAGTGGTGACGTCGATGAGCCCGCCGACGCCGGCGGCCGGGCCGAGCGCCAGCTCTTGCACCCGCCGTACCGGCAGCGCGCCCGGACCGGCGTTCAGGTTGACGAGCTGCCGCATCACGGTCTCGGCGTTGATGCTCGTGACCGTGTACGCGTCGACGTCCTGGTCGGCCGCGTCCGTCGCCGGGTCCGGGTAGGTGATCCGCTCGCCGAGATAGGCGAGGTTGTCGGCAAACCCGATATTGACCATGCCCGGGCCGGCGTCCTCGCCCGGCTCGGCTGACCACCGGTACGCGCCCGGCCGCTCGATTGGTCCGGAGATCAGCACCCGCCCCGGGGCGAGTGGTGTTGGCTGCTGCACCACCTGGATCCGGTGGTTGGGCTCGGCTACTGCGGTGAGGATGTCGCGGCGGGCCGGTAGTTGCACCACTCCGGACCCGACCGCGTTGTGCCGCAGGACGACGTCGAGACTTGTCCACGGCAGCGGGTGGGTAGCCGGCCGCAGGTCCGGCGCAGTGATCAGGACGACGTACGACACCGGCCCCCCTACGCGGTCTCATAGAGGCCGTAAAACTCGGCGTACAGGCTGGTCTGGCCGGGCTCGGCGCCGGTGACGGTGAACGCGACTTGTGACGGGCCCGGGTCGAGCGGCCACAGCACCGACGTGGTCCAGTCGACGGCGCCCGCCCACGTCGAGCCGTCCGGGCCGATCACCGCCCCGGTCTCGGTCTCGATCACGATGGTCTCGCCGGCGCCAAGCGCCGCGCCGTGGTGGGCGAAGATGTCGAGCGTCCACGACTCGCCGCGCCGGTGGTTGACCGCGATGACCTCGGTCGCCGGGCCGGTGACCGTCCAGACTGGCCACGCCAGCACCCCGCCGGGGTTGACCACCACCGTGCTTCCGAGGCTCTGCGAGCTGGACACGGTCGGGAACGGGGCCAGGAACGATGACGGTTCTTCCGACGCCGACCGGATGATCGGTGTCGGGGACGGGTCGCGCCAGTACCCGTCAGGGCACCACAGGGTCAACGCGGCCAGGTCCCACCGGATCCCGGCCGCCGGCTGGCCCTCGTACCCGTCTTGGAAGAAGGCGAGGATCTCCCGAGCGGTTCCGTCCGGGCGACCGACCCGAAACCGGCCGGGCCGGCCGCTGTGAAACGTGCTTTTGAACGCGTCGGCGAGCCGCCGCCACCTGCCGAGAAACTCGGCATGGTTACGACCTTCCACGAACAGCGGAAGGATGATCACCTTCGGTTCCGCCTGCTGGTGGTGCAGGTCGGCGCCGCCCCGAGCCCTGGGCAGTGTGACCAGGGAGATCGGGGCGGCGCCGAGCCCGGACGGGCCTGGTGATGGCGAGAACCAGCCGGCGTCGAGCCGCGTAAGGGGAATCTCCTCGTTGTACGGCGTGATCCACGACAGCGACGGATAGTCGGCCGGTACCACCGGTGGCGGCGGCGGGCCGGGCGGGATTTCCGGGATCGACAACAACGAGCCGATAGCGACCGGCATCTATTCCTGCCTTCCGATTCGCGACAGCATGTCGTGCTTCGCGGTGATGCCCTGTAGCTGCCGCTCGTCCAGCGTCGCCACCCGGGGATAGATGTTGTACGTCGTCGACGAGCCTGCCGACCCGCCGCCGCCGGACAGCCGGGCCTGGATCCGATCCCAGTCCGGACCGGTCAGGATCCGCTCAGGCCGGCCGGTGCCGTTGTAGGCGACCGTCAGACCCGGCAGCAACCAGCCGCCGGAGTCGTACACCGCGTGACCCATCCGGGCGAAGTCGCCGACCGGCGTGGCGTCCCGGCCGACGACCACCCCGTCACTACCCCGCGACTCGAAGCCGAGCCCGGCGAGGTTCGCTGCGGTGTGCCCCACCGACCCGCCGCCGCGCTCGCCGGCGTGCGCCCACCCGGCGGTGAGCAGTCCCCACCCCGGGCCGGGGAAGAATGGCGCCTGGTTGTGGGTGGTGAACACCCGCGAGTGCGGCGACCGGCCCCTCATCAGGTTGTAGACGGCGCCGACCATGCCGGAGCAGTCGTAGCCGCCCGGGCCGACACCGGCCCACACGTACGGTTTCCCGTCCTGCTGCCGGATCCACTGCTGGATCCCGGCCGTCCGCTCCGACACCGGCCCCTGGTAGCCACCCGAGAAGACATCGGTGACCTTCTCGCGGATCGCGTCGATCACCGTGCCGAGCGCCGACCGGGCGAACCCGGTCACGACGTCGCGTAGCGCCCCGCCGCCGGGGATCTTCCCGATCAGGTCGACGACCTGCGACCGCACCCAGCCGATCGGGTCGGTAAGCGTGTTCCACACACTGGAGATCCGGCCGACGAACCCGCCATCGGCGAAGGCGAGCCCTTCGGAGCCGTCACCCGGCCGGCCGACCTGCGGCCCGGCTGTCCGCGTCTTGCCGATCAGCCAGTCGAAGAACGAGACACCCATCCGGGCCACGATGTGCGCCGGGATGACGTACTCCCCGTTGGACAGCCGGGCCAAGATCGAATCTGTGCGCGGCCCGCCCGGGCCGGTGACGAACCCACCAGTCGCGAACCCCTGCGGCAGCGGAATCTGTACGTTGTCGGGCTTGACCCCGAACATGCTGGCGATCTTGTTATAGGCGGCGAGCAAGCCCTGATTCAGTACCGTCTGCACGACGAACCTGACGGGAACCTTGGCGACGTCCTGCACCGCCCGCCAAGCGGTCTCGATGGCCGAGACACCACGGCGGAACGCCGGCGCCACCCAGGTTTCGATGAATCCGCCGAACGCCTCGAACACCGGCCGGATCAGGCTTTCCCACACGAACGACACCACCGAGGCGATGCCCCGAAACGCCGGTTCGATCGCGTTCCGCCATAGCCAGCTCGCGACGGCGCCGACCGCCCGGAACGCGATTTGCCACAGGCCGAAGATCACTTGCACGGCGGCCCACGCAATCGAAATCGCGAGTTGGATCCCCTGAAACGCGGGGACGACGACACTCCGCCACAGCGCCATGATCACCGGCATGACAAAGTTCGTGATCACGGCCGAGACGGCGTTGAAGACCGGCTCAGTGACGTTGGTCCACCACCACATCACGACGGCGGCAATCGCGTTGAATGCCGGCATCCAGACCTCGACCCACAGCCACGTCACCACGGCGGCGACGGCCGCGATCGCCGCGGCGATCGCGGTGAACGTCGGCATCAAGATCGTTTGCCAGAGCCAGACGGCCGCGACTCCCACGGCGTCGAGCGCCGTCGTGACGACCTGCCGGAAGCCCTCGAACCGGTTCCACGCGAACACCACGGCGGCGACCAGGGCGACGACGCCGGCGACGATCAGCGCCAGCGGCCCGCCGGCCGCCAGGGCCAGCGCGGCACCGATCGCACCGATCCCGCCGACGATCAGCGCCAGCCACGACGGGTCGAGCGCCGCCAGCCATGACAGCGTGGCGTTGGCGATATCGAGGATGATCGCTCCGAGTGGGGCGAACACGATCCCGAGCCGGATAGCGAACAAGATCAGGTTGCCGATCAAGGCCAGGACGTCGGGCCCGGTCTCGATCACGTAGTCGATGAAGGACTCGAAGCCCTCACTACCGGCGAGCCCGGCGGCCCACTCGGCGAAGCTGTCCGCCATGTCGGCCAGCCCGTCGCCCATCTGCTGCGACAGCGGCATGAAGGCAACCATCAGCGACGCGAACCCACGCGCCAGCCCACCGATGATGTCGCCGAAGGTCTGGAACGCCGGCCCGGCGAACCGGCCGAGCAGGTCGAAGAAGTCGACCCAGAACGGCGCGGTCAGCGCGGCCCCGGCCCGGGCGAACAGGTCACCGATCGCGGTAGACACCCGACTGACGAACAAGATCACAAGCGGGAGCACAGGTAGGAAGGCTTCGATGCCCTCCTGGACGCCGGGCAGTAGCCCGGCCTCCGCCGCCTGCCGCACAAGCCGGAACTCATCACGGAGCCCGACCAGGAACAACGCGAACTCGCGACCCGCCGGCGACAGCCCGGAAAGCGCTTCCTTCACCCGGTCGACGGCGGCGACACCGGCCGCCCCCGTCTGCTGGTGCGCCTGCGCCATCGACCGCTGAGCGTTGATCACGGCCTGCTGCGCCTGCGCGATCGAAAACGCCGCTTGCCGCTCCTGCGTCGCCTGGTTCGCCCGGGCCTCCGCAACGGCCCGCTGCGCGGCGGCGACCCGCTCGTCAGCCTCGGCGATCCGCTCCCGGGCCGCCCGTACCTGCTCCGACCCCTCGATCCCGGCCCGGTTCGCCGCCTCCTGCTCGGCGGTCAGCCGCTCCTGCCGGATCCGGAGATCCTCGACCTGCTGCACCGCCTGGTCGTAGTTGAGCTGCGCCCGCTCCCGCTCCAGATCCGTCGCCGTCGGGTCGGCGAGCACGTCGTCGAGCCGGGCCCGCGCCTCCTCCAGGTTGAGCAGCGCCCCCCGCTGCGCGAGCGCACCGTTAGCGACCGCCGACGCGAGATCCTCTTGAGCCCGGCGGGCGTCTTCCTGCGCCCGGGTCAGGTCCGCCCGGGCCCGGGCCGCCGCCTCCTCCGCATCGCGTAGCTGGTCGACCGCCTGCCGCACCTGCTCCGCCGACCGGCGGACCTGGTCGGCCGCGTTCGCCCGCGTGTTCGCCAACGACCTTTCGGCGGATTCGACCTGCGACGCCGCCGACGCTATCCGGGCCTGCTGGCCGGCCAGACTGGCCGCTGACCGGCCCGCCTGCCCCTGCGCCTGGTTGAGCGCTTGTACCGCCCCGAGCACGCCGGAGAACGCCAGCACGAGCACGCCGATACCGGCGACGCCGGCGATCGCGGCCGGGCCGATCGCGGCGAGGCCGGCCGCCGCCGCTGCCGCAGCCGGAACGATGACCGGTCCGATCAGCGCGGCGACGGAGAGTAGGACCTGAATCCCGCCGGCGGACGCGACCGACGCCGCACCCATCGCGGCGAGGTTCGCCATCGCACCCTGAGTATTTACATCGACGTCGATCTCAACGTCTTGTGCTCCGACAGCCCGGGCAGTGGCCGCGACCGTCGTCAGCCCGGTCTGCGCCGCCGTGGTGTCGGCGGTGACCCGCACGTTCGCGTCGGTGCGGGCCAGGGCCGCCGCCTCCCGCTGCAATCCCTGAATCTCAGTCTTGAGACGTGTGATCTGGGCACCGGCGGCGATCGCGTCGACGTGGAGCGGAATTTCCCCGCCCGCCTCCCGCACCCGCTCAACCTCGCGGGCCAGGGTGGAGAGCTGCTGCCGCAACACCTGGATACGGCCGAGCGCCTCCTCATCGGCGACGTCGATGTCTATGTTCTGGTCGCGTAGCTCGACGAGCTGGGCCCGGATCGCCGCGACCTTGCGATCCAACGCCGACGAGTCGGCGTCGATCTCGACGTCGGGCATGTTCGCGAGCGCGGCCTCAACCCGGGTACGGAGGCTACGGCCGAGCGCGGCGCCGATGTCCTGCCCGGTCCGGACGGCGGCGGCCTGCGCCGGCCGGCCGCCGGCCTGGACGCCGTCGCGGGCGGCGCCGGTCATCTGAGTGACGACCGGCGCCGCCATCTGCCGGCCGATGTCCCGGCCCACCGCGTCGGCGGCCGGGAGCACCTGCGCCCGCAGACGCGGATAGAAATCGCGGGCGTCGGGCTCGACGTCGAGCGCGACAGCACCGGCGATCGCCACGTCGGGACTGGTCATAGTGCCTTCTCCCCCGAGTGGCGTTGTGGAGTTGTTCAGCGCTGCTGTTTCGCCTGGCGGCGGCGGGCCTCACGTTCGGCCCGCTCGGCCTCCAGATCGGCGACGACCGGGGCGGACACCTCGGCCTCTATCTCGGCGATGTCGCCGGCCCCGAGCACCCCGGGCCGACGCCACCGCGCCGGCTCTTTCGGGCTCCCACCGGCGGCCTTCCCGACCACATAGATCAACTGGTCGAGCCGCTCGCCGATCTCGGCGAGCATCTCGTGAGTGCGGGAGTGTGGCCCCCACCCCCGCACCGGCGCCGCTTCCATCGCGGCGGCGAGGGTGCGGGGGTCGATCTCGTCGCGCTGCGCCGTCTTCGTCCGCGACTCCGGCGGTAGCTGCTCGATCAGGTTCAGCAGCCGCCGGTGGGTGAGCCAGCCCGGGCCGCCGCCGGGCAGGTACAGGTCTCGGACGTCGATCTGCCGGTCGGCTAGGTCCGCTTCGACCTGCGGGCCATATCTCTGTAGGAGCGCATCGACCGCCCGGATTTTCCCTGGTCCTGCCCGGTGACCCGCCGGTACTCGTTGAACATGTCGTTCACGTTGCCCATGGTCGGGGCGAGCCGTACCCAGACCTCGTCATAGTCCGGCTCGACCAGGCACCCTTGCGCCCACGACTCGTAGTCGCCGACCCGAAGATCCGCGTTCGCGTCGGTGGGCCAGTCACGCGGATCCAAGATGTGGACCACGTCGGTGCCGTTCTTCCCGGTCAGCCGTACCGCGACCGCGCCATCGGGAAGCACCCGCTCCGGCGGCACGTCCTCGATCGGATGCGGCTCGCCGACGTACCCCGCACCGTCCCAGTACCGTCGGATGGTCGGATCGGCCGGGTCGGGGTACCAGCCGGGCGGCGGGCCGGCCAGGCTCACCGGGGACGGCTGGACGAGCTGCTGCCGCTGGCCGGCTTCGGCCTGGACGTCGTCGACCCACTCGCCGTCGTCGCCGTCGTCGCCGGCGTCGGCCTGGGCGTCGTCGCCGGCCGGCGGCGGCGGGGCGGCGAGCCGGTCGGCCTGCTGCGCGGCGGCGGTCTGCTGGTAGATGTCCGGCGGCACCTCCCGGTACCGGACGGGGCCCGGTTCGGTGTCGACGGGCTGGCCGTGGGCGGGCACGGGCACAGTCATGGTTGGTTCCTTCCTAGGTTGGGGTTACGGGTCTTACGGGCCTTCCGGGTCTTCCGGGTCGGCGAGCGCGGCCAGGACGTAATGCCAGGTGATAGCCACGTTGTCGGAGCCGGGGTAGGCGGTCAGGGTGACGCCGTACGTGACCGGATCCGACTTCTTGATCGCGAACTCGCGGCGGCCGGTGACTTCCATCTGCGGGACCACGGCCCGGATCCGGTTCGGTCCGTCCACCAGGTCGAAAACCCCGCTGATGATCTCGACTCGTGGCTCACCTTCGTCGATGGAGAATGCGCCGGTCGCGTCCGGCTCGATCGAGCCGAGCGGCAGCCGGTGGTATACCTCCAGCGGCGTCGGCCCGGACTCCAGAAAGACGATCTCGAATGTGACTTCGGACGACGTCACGAGCTTGCGTACCGGCGAGTTCGACCCGAACGCGTTGATCGTCGCGGTGGCCTCGTCGACGGCCTTTTTCAGACCGTCCTCGGAGCACCAGCCGGCGTCGGCGAAGGCGGCATCGAGGTTGGAGCCGGTGCCGGTCGCGGCGGTCGGCAGCGTCGTCCCGGTCGGGGCGAACATCGCCAGCGCGGATCCGCCGGAGCCGCCGCCCTTCACACCGGCCAAGATCAAATCACGGTTGCCCACGGTTGCGGGATCCTTCCTACGGGTACGGCAAAGGGCCCCAACCGGACTGGTTGAGGCCCTGGGGAACGGGTCACGCGGGGCGGGCGCGCTACCGACCTAGTGAGACTTGATGACGAGTTGATAGGCGGCACCGATCCGCCGCACCGTCGGATTGACGTCGTACGGGCGCGGCGACGGCCGAGAGAACGTCGACACCTCCGACACCGTGGCGTCAGCGGTCGACCAGCCAGGCAGCCGGAACAGCAACGCGGCCCGGATCAGCCGGGCGAAGTCCTGCGCGCCTTCGCGGTCCGGGTTCCCGTCCGCGTCGCCCGGCCAGTACAGGTCAACGTCGATGTTCACCTGGTCCTGTGCCGGGTTCCTCTCAGTGCCACCGAATCCCTCGACGTGCACGAACGGCCGGCGGCTGTCGAGCAGGGCTTGCAGCTCGTCGGCCTGCGGCAGCTCGTTCGCGACCAGTAGATCGGCGATCCCGGCGAACGACCCGGCCAGCCAGTCGATCAACAGCGCTTCGGCGTCGGCGTACCGCAGAGCGGCCAACTCGTCGACGTCGAGCGGCGGCACCGTCGCCACGGCCGGCCCTACGGGGCGAGCGTGTCGTCGCCGGGCGGGGTGTACGGGCCAAGCGGCGTGTTCGGCGGCATGATCTTGACTCGGTTCTCCCGCGCCAGCTCTCGCGCCTGCCGCGACGGCATGTCGACCACCGTCCCGACCAACTCCGGCTCGGCCGGGTTGAACAGCCACAGCGCCCGGACGTAGCCCGGCGGCGGCGGCGAGACGCTCTGCGCCCCGACGTCGCCGGCCTGCTCGACGGCGGCCTGCCGACCTGCCGGCTCGGCCTGCTTCTGGACGCTCTGCGCCCCGACGTCGCCGGCCTGCTCGACGGCGGCCTGCCGACCTGCCGGCTCGGCCTGCTTCTGCTGCTTATCGGCCACTCTGGGCCCCCTTCTCTCCATGATCACCTGTTGAGCGCGTCAGCGACCCGGCCAAGAATCCGCTGACGTTTGATCTCCCTCGCGGCGCCGGTCCGCTTGTCGATCCACCGGCGGCCGAACTCCAGCGCGACGGCATAGGGATAGCCGGCCTCACTGGTCGCGTCGTTGATCAGCCGCGCGTACGCACGACCGTTACGGACACCGGCGACGACCCGAAACCGCCGTTTGTAGTTCCCGGTCCGCTCCGGAGCGATGACCAGCGCGTACGCGTGTCCCTGCTCCATCCGGTCGCGGAGCGCCTGCACCATCGGCGGCGCCGACAACGCCACGTCAAGCCCGGACTGATAGGCGACGAGCCGGGACGGCATCAGCCGGCGACCCTGTGCGCGATGACCCGCACCCCACCTTCGGCGCCGGTCATCGGATCCCGCTCGGCCTTCGGCCGCCCGTCGACCTCGTACGTCAGTCCCCGGACCTGTAGCCGGTCCAGCGCGGTGACCTCCGTACCGGGCGGCAACATGACCTCGATCGAGTCGGTGATGGTCGACCCGCCCGACTCGGCCCGCTCGTCGCTGGACAGGACCCGCACCGCAGCTCCGCCTACCTCGACCGACTCGGTCCGGTACCGGGTGTTGTTGTACCGGTCCGTCCCGTCCGGGATCCGGTGCAGGATCACGACCAGTTCACCGCCGAGTGGGGCCCCGTACGACGGGGCGGGGACGGCTAGACCGATCTCGGTGTGGTCCGGTGTCGGTAGCCCGCCGCTGGTGTGCTTCGCGACGGCCTGGGCGAACCCCTTGCGCCCGTCGGGCAGCGTGATCAGCGACCCCTCGGGGCAGTGCACGCTGAGCTGCGTCACGATCGTGACGGTCACGTACCGGCCGGTCCCGGCCTGCGTCCGGCCGCCTGACAGCTTCTCGGCGATCGCGCACCGCACCCCGGGCACCGGCGGCCCGTAGACGCCCCACACGCCCGCGTACGGCTCGATCGTGATCCGGTGGCGCAGCAGGAACGACGGTATGCGGCCCATCAGTGGTAGGGCCCCATCCCGAGCAGACCGGCGTCACGAAGGTGCCGCCGCGCCTGGTGGCCCCACCGGTCCGGCTCCGAGCCCTTGTTACCGGAGCTACGCCAGCCGAGCGAGACACCGGCGATGCTCGCCGACTGCAACATACGGGCGCCGTCGGTGCCGGTCTCCTCCCACCAGCCGACGACGGCGCACGTCGCGAGCGCGAGCGCCCGTTGCACCTTGGATTCGGTCGGCATTCCGTCGTCGTCGACGTCGTACACCGCGCATTCGAGCAGGTCATCGACGGCGGCGGACGCGTCGGCCAGGAGGCGGGGTATCTCGGACTCGTCGGCGACGTCGACGGGGTAGGCGGCGAGATCCTCGGCTGTCGCGTACGTGTGCCGGGTGTACGGCGGCATCCATGCCCCCTTTCGAGTGACCAGAACTCGAGTTCTGGGTGGGTGAGGTGGGGCCGGCCGGCCCCCCGCCGGGTCCAGCCGACCCCACGCCATACCGCCCCGGTCAGGCCGGGGCGTTGTACTCGACGTCGACTTGGATCGACACGTACGTCGGCGTACCCGAGACGGCGGCGAGTTCCAACGTCAGCGACCCGCCGGCGGCGATCGCCGTGTTCTGGAGCGTCGTGCTGCTCGCCCACGACGCGTTACCGGCCGGCAGGTCGCTAGCCAGCACGTCACCGCCGGCCGTGGCCGCGTTGACTGACGCCGTCGTGCCGCCGGCCCGGTAGCCACGGACCGCGGTGACGGTCGCCGCCCGGGGTGCCCGCCACACCACGAACGAGCCGGCGGCCGTCGGGCCGGGCAGCGTCAGGTTGACCGTGTGAGTGCGGTACGGGGCGCCTGGCACCTCGCCGGCCTGCCCGTCGAACGTGTGGACCTTGTATCCGGATCCCATGTCGTGCCCCCTCAGCTACCCGAGCCCGCGCGGCGGCCGGTGGTCTTCCGCCCGGCCGCCTTGCCCGGCTTCGTCTGCCCGTCCTGTTCGCTGCTGGCGGCCGGGGCCGGGCTGCTCTTGTCGTCCTGCCCGTCCGCGCCGTCCTGCTCGCCGCTGGCCGGGTTTCCGGCGTCGCCCTGCCCGCTGTCCTGCTCCCGGCTGTCGCCGCCGCTCTGCGTGCCGCTGGTGCCCTTCTGCGGGTCGCCCTGGTCCTGGCCGCCGTCGGAGTCGTCGGCGTCGCCCTGGTCCTGCTCGGCCGGCGTCGGCTCGGCCGGGTCCTGCGGCGGCGTCCGCCCCTCCCGGATCGCGGCGAGCTGCTCCGGACTGCCCGCTACCCGGTTCGGGTCGAGCACCCCGCGCGGGTCCGGGTGCTGCGCCTCGTACGCGGCGACCGCCGCCAGCTCCGCATCCGTGCGCGGGTGGATCTTCGGATCGTCGCCGATCTGGATGTCGCGCACGCCGTGGCGGGACAGGACCCCGACCCCGCCGTTTTCGCCGGCGAGCCGCATCCGCTCGTTGACCACGAATCCGGCCGGTGACTCGGTCGACGTCGCCGCCACGCCGGCGGCCCGTGCCGCTTCCTCGCCGGATACCTCGGTGCGGCGTGCGTGGATCCGCGCGGACGCCTCGACGGCCTCCTGTGCGGCCCGCGCCTGCCGGGCCTGGTCGATCATGTGCGGCGGCACCTGGTCGACCTCGACACGGACGAAGTTCGGCCGGGCTTCCAGGTCCGGCGACGGACCCGACAAGACGTACAGCTCTCCGGTGTTGCTGTTGCGATACGCGGCGAACCCGCTGGTATCGGTCATGATCGCTCCCTGATCTCGATCTTGGGGGTGGGGGTGGGACAGGACCGCGCGGCCAACCCGACCGGCTGGCCGCGCGGTGGTCGGGATCAGGAACCGAGCGGGCCCCGGATCAGTACGGCGCGGTTCGCGTCGAGCGTCTTGCAGCCGTACAGCACGTCGATCGACACGACATCCTGCTTCTTGTCCATGTCGTACCCGTAGATCACCCGCAGGCCGTACCCCTTGTAGGACGCGATCGCGGCGTTCGACGCGCCACGCGGCAGCGCCAGGGGCCGCACCGCGAGCGCGAACGCGGTCCGGTGGAACGCCACCCCGACCTCGGTGGTCGGAATCCCCGTGCCCGGCGTCGGGATCGTGATGTTATTCGTCTCGTACGGGTCGAACCCGTACAGGCGACGGCCGAGCGACGCCTCTTGCAACCCCTGGGTGTCGCCCCGGGCGTCGGCCCGGCTGAGCAGGTCATTCTTGAGCCACTCCGCGGCCATCGTGGGGCCGACGACGGCGTACCGCTGCGACGGCGGAACGGACTGCTTCGTCAGTTCCCGGCCGGCGGCGACCATCGCCCGGGGGTCGTTCCACAACTCGCCGGAGGTGGTGCCGACGGTCGTCACGATGTCGGACCGCAGCGCCAGCAGGTCGCGATCGATCTTCTGCGAGATCGCTTCCATCGCCGGCGCGAGAAGCCGCTCAGAAAAGTCGGTGATCTTGAGCGTGAGATCTTCCGACGTCACCGCGAAAGAAACGTCGGCGAAGTGGTTGAGCGTCATCGGGATACCGGACTCGGTCGCGTCCTGGACCGTGATTCCGGCCGCCCGGTTGTACTCGTGCGCGACGAACCTCGCCGGCTTCCGGATCGTGATCGTGTCACCGACCGCGCCCGCAAAGGTGTCTTCGTAGTCGCGGTGCACGAGCGACGCCATGATGGTCGTCTCGTACAGGTTCGCCAGCGCAGCCTGAGCGATGACGTCAGGCGTGAGCAGGGTGTTTGCCATGGTTGATTGCTCCTGGGCGGTCAGCCCGGGCTGTCACTGCGTCGCTTGCGAAACTCAGCCCGGAAATCGTCGACGGTTGACGGTTCGGTGCTTTCCGCGCTGCTCCCGGCTGCGAAGTCGCCACCACTCGGGACCGGCGGCAGCACCGGGGGCGCCTGGCCCGCCGGCTGTTCCGCCTTGAAGTACGAATCGGTCTCGACAGCCGTCCCGATGGCTGCCGCGACCTTGGCCGCGAAATCCGGCGCGCTCGGGTCGAGCGAGTCGATTCCGCGCATGAATTGACGGCTGTCCGTCAGCCGTTTCGGATTCGCGCCGTGCTCCGACGCGTTCTGCCAAATCGCCAACTCCCGGGCCATCGCGACCCGGTCGGCGGTCTGGCTCGTGAGTTGATCCGTCAGGATCCGAATCTGTTCCTCCGGCGCCGGGCCGCTCTCGCCGTCGGTGTCGTCCGGCACGTCCGGCATGAGCCCGGTCGCCTTGAGCAGCGACGCGACCCACTCCTGTCGCTGCTCCTCGAACCGCTGCGCGGCCCGCTCCTCGGCCGTCTTGGCCTCGACGCGACGGTCTCCGTTCTCGGTCCGCAACTGCTTGATGTAGTCGCGGATCTCGGCCGGGAACTCGTCGAGCGACCGCTCTGCCGGTGGCTTCGTGCCCCCGGCCGGCTGCGCGCCCGGTGGCGGCGTCACCGGTGCCTGGTTCGGTGCTGGCTCCTGAAAGAACGGCTGGAACACGCCGTCACCGGTGCCGGCCGGCGCGGATCCGGCCGCCCCGCCATCACCGCCGCCGCCGGTGCCGCTGGTGCCGCCGTCGCCGCCGGTGCCGCCGCCCGCGTCGCCGGCGGCCGGAGCCGGGGCGGCCGGGGCGGCCGGGGCGGAGTCGAGCGGCGGCGTCGCGAGCGGACACAGGTACGAGGCGACCGTGAGCCGGAGCAGCCGGGGACGCGTCAAGGTCTTCATGTGGAGTGCCCTCCCGGGGCGGATGGGCCGCGGCTCCCGGCCGGCGGCGTGCGGATACGACACAGCCCCGACCGGCCCGAATCGGGCCCGTCAGGGCTGTGTGTGCTCTTCCAGGGGTCGCAGGCCGGTGACCTGCGGATATAAGTGACCTACCGGCCCGGAACCGGCCGTGACCGGCCGGGCCGCTCTACCCGGCTACTCGTCGACGTCGACCAGCTCGTCGAAATCGGTCTCCGGTGGCCGCCAATGGTGGTAGCCGCGTACCCACGCCGACGCGCGTAACCGCTCGGCCGGGTCACTGCTGGCCGGGTCGTACGGGCACGCCGTCAGCGGCAGTTGCCGGCGGGCGGCGTACCCGCCGGCGAGCCGGGCCGCTTCGGCCGTCAACGCGGCCGGCCTGGCCGGACCGGTCGGACCGATCGTCATACGAAGTCCCTTCCGGCCCCGGCGGCCAACCGTTCGTTACGAGCCCGACGGGCGCCGCCGGTGAGCTGCGCCTTGAACTCGGTGTAGGTCATGCGCGGGTGAGTCTCCCACCAGCGCAACAACTCCTCCGACGCGTACCGGCGTACCCGGTTGATCCCGCCGGAGAACAGGGCCCGGGGGTCGAACGCCTGAGCCCGGCCAGCAGGGGAGAGCAGGTGCCCCCGCGTCGCTGTCTCCGCCTCCAGGTATTGCAGGCTGACCCACTCGTCGTACTGGCGCCGGATCGCCGCGTCGGACAGCCGCCGGCCGCCGCTGCCGGCGGCGGCCTGCTCACGCTGCAACGTCTCGATGTCGAGATCATGCACCTCGGCGTACGCGTCCAGGTAGTCGCGGCCCTGGGCGAGCAGTTCGTTTAGCCGCTTGTCCTGCTCGGGAGTCGACTCCCGCCACTGCGTCGCGTGTTTCTTCTGGCGCGACGTCGTCCGGTCCGGCGGCCCGTACCGTTTATGGTCGTCCGGGTCGACGCCGTCCTCTTTCGCGAGCTGCCGAAACTCGGCGATCAGCGCGGGCGTCTTCAACGCGTCGGGGCGCTTGTCACCCCGGGACGCCGCGCCGGCCTCTCGCTGCAAGGTGGAATCCTCAATCTCGTCGGTGTAGGAGACGCCGTAGGCTCGCAGCATCGCCCGATAGACCCGGCGGGCGCTGGCCCGGTCCCCGTTCTCTGCGTCCTTTCGCGCCTGTTCCAGGATGATCGCCCACGCCTGGGCAGGCTTAGCGACGTCCGCAGGCGGTAGGGGACGCCGCATCGGCCCGACCGACGGGTCATCCTCCGGCCCTCGTGCAATCGTTGACGGTGTCGGACCAAGGTCGGCGAATTCGCCAAGGTGGCGATACCACGCCAGATAAAGGGCGACCCGCTCAACCAGCGCCCGGGGATCGGCTTTCTCCGCTGCCCGAATCGCCTTCTCGTCGGCGTCGGCTGGTAACCCGAGGACCCGGCGCCGGGACTCGTCGAGCCGGCCGCGCATCTCTCCGTCTCGGGCCCCCGTCGGCCGGGCGGTGTAGAGCAGCAGCGTGTCAAACCACTCCATCGGGTTCCGCACCCGGACGGGCCCGCCCGGACCGGCGTTGCGGCGTGCCTCTCGGTCCGCTGCTATCGCGTTGCGGCGGTCCAGTTCGCCGCGCAACTGCGCCAGCCGCGTCGTCCGGTATTCCTCCTCATCCGGCGCAAGGTCGCGCTCCTCGACGGTCCGGATCGCGGCCGGGAGTTCGTCGTCGGCCAGGTCCCGCGCGGGTATGAACAGGGCCCGTCGGAGCCGCGCCTGTTCCGTTGCCCGGGCTTCCTCGGCCTCTCGGGCGGCCCGCCGGCGCTCAATCTCGTAGTTGACGTCTTTGGCCTCCTGGTCGCGCTCCCGCTGCGCCTGCGCGTATCCCTCCGGCCCCAACTCCCGGTAAAGCTGGCTCGGAAGGCTGCGATGCACGTACAAATTCGCGAATCGTGAATTCAGCTCGCGGTCGGTCAAATCCCGGAACCGGCGTTCACTCTGGGCGTCGCGGGCTTCCTTCTCACGACGGGCGTGCTCCGCGTACGCCTCCTCCTCCTCCTCCGCCGCCGCCCGCGCCGCCGCCTCGGCCGCCGCCCGCGCCCGGGCCTCTTCGGCCTCGGCGACCGCCCGCGCCTGCCGCTCGGCCTCCTCCCTCTCGGCCCGCTCGGCGGCCTCCCGGTCGCGGCGTTCCCACTCGACGTAGATCCGTTCCATCGCGGCCTCGTCGCCGAGCGTGGACGCCGCGTCAAGTCGCCGCTCCATGTCGGCGTCGTCGGTGGTCTCGTCGAACGGCCGATCGATGATCGCCCGTAGCCGCGCGTTCTGCGCGGCCCGTTCGGCGTCGCGGCGCCCCAGCTCGCCATCGAGTCGCATCAAGGCCGGCTCGTCGAGGTTGTTCATCCGCGACACGTCGGAGAACAGGGCCAACAGGTCGTCATCGCTGACCCCGGTCAGGTCGGCCGGGATCCGGGCGAGCACCGCGGCATCGTCGCGGCGACCCAGCTCGTCGGCGAGCCGGGCTAACGTCCGCTCGTCGACGGGGCCCGGCCGGTTCGTGACCTCCGATATCAGGGCTTGCACCCGCTCGTCGGACAGGCCGGTCAAGTCGTCAGGTACCCGGGGCGACTCGACCTGCGAGGCGACCACCCGCACCGGGTGTTCCCGGCGTTGCGCCGGCGTCGACGCCTCGGGGCGTACGTCGCGGCCGTCACGGCGCGCGGTCGATACCTGTACCTCCGCCATCCGGCTGACCCGGGAGCGCCGGTTGTGCCGGGCCGCGATTCCGTGCATCGCCCCCCGACACGCACAGGTACAGATCTCGTCGGTGGCTTCTGCGCATATCTTGCTGTGTTCCTCGGCCACCGCCCGTTACCCCCCCGTTGTGCGATGCCGACGCCCGACGGGCGTCGGCATGATCGCGGCCTTACCTGTCAGGTCCGCGAGGACCGTCATCTGCGAGCCTCCAAGCCCGTCCGGGTATTCCGAGAGCTGGACTGATATCCGCCGGTCGAGGACCCGGCCACGGCGGCGGAGACTGACTTTCGATACGCCCTGGACGTAGCCGGTACCGCGCGTCGGTACCCCGTGCTGGTTGATGCCGCTGACGCGTACGTACATGCCCGGCGTCAGGTTGGTGACAGCTACCCGCTCCGGCTTCGGTAGACCCCCCGGCGGGGGTTTCCAGACCGTCACCGTCCGGTACCCGTAGGCCACTCCGGACACTGACGGCACGTTGGTGTCGACGCGGATCCAGCCGCCGGCGGCGAGTTGCTCGGGAGACACGGTGGACGACACACGGCCGATCAGGCGGCCCTGGTTGTCCGTGACTCGGCCGTCGGCGTCGACGTCGCCCCACCGGAACCCGAACGCGTCGTGCGTTATGTTTTCCCGGGCCTCCCGGGGTATCCCGCTCCCCTCCAGCCGCTTCGGGATCATGATCGATCCATTGGCGATGGCGCGGGCGACATCGGGATGCGTGTCGGGCACCGCCGCCCGCTCGGTCGCCTGCCGTGCGTCGTCCCGCTGCCCGATGTCGTCGAGCAGGGCCCGCCGCCGCGTCTCGCTCCGGAGAGCACGTAGCCGGCGAGCGATGTCCGGCACCGTGTCACGGCTCTCCAGCCCCGTCAGCCCCAGCGCGCCGACCTCCGCCGACGTGATGTCTCCCAGTTCTGGGTAGCGCGTCCGCAGCAGCGCCGCGAGGGAGTGATTCCCGGTCAGGTTGTCGTACTGCGCCTGCGTCTCGTCGACGAGCTGGCGGGCCCATCCGGCGCGGCTGTCGCCATCGGCCTGCCGGAGTGCCCGCATCAGCTCCACCGCGCCGTTACGGGCCCCGTTCCGGTCGCCCTGCTCCAGCGCGGCGGCCCAACGCCGGGCAGCGGCCTTCGTACCGGTCGGGAACCGCTCTGCGATCATGGCCCGCAACCGGGCTGCGCCTTCCGCCGGCAGCCGTGGCGCCGGGTCGTCGACAACGGCCGGCGTCTCCGCCGGCTGCTGCCCTCCGGTGCTGGCCTTCCGCTGCTCGGTCTTCGTGCCGCCGCCCGGCGGCCGGCCGGTGCTGGCCCGCTCGACCCGGTGGTACCGCTTCCCGTCGCGGTTGACGGCCGTGACCCTGACGTCGTCCATGTTTCGGATCCGGCCGCCCTTGGTTCGGATCCCGTGCATCGTGCCGCCACAGTCGCAGTAGCAGTCGCCACCGTCTGCCTCTGCGCACTCGCGGCTGTGCGCTCCCTTGTCGGCCACCGCCGGCCTCCTCGTGCTGTTGTCGGCGCACGCGGAACAGCCGCCCCGCGCGGTGCGGGACGGCTGTTCGTGTGGTGGTACGGGCGCCTAGTGGACGACGGCCGCCCCGGCGGCGACCGGTGGTACCGGGACCGGCGGCGGGGTGCCGGTCACGGTCAGCGGGCCGGGGATCAGGTGCCGGCCGGCGAGGTACAGCCACGTCTGGTCGTTGCTGCCCGTCGCGTCGTACTGCGGGCCGAGCGGTGTCATCGGTGCGGGGACCTGGTCGACGAGCCAGCCGGTAACCTCGGCGCCGGTCGTGGTGTCGGCATCCCACCGGCCGCCCCGGAAATCGAGCCAACGACCGTCGCTGCCCTCAATTCGCCACATGAGACGAATTGTATCCGAGTGTGAGTAGAGCGCCGATAACAAACTGCTGCAAATCATCGGATCGGTCGAAATCGCGACGACGTGACCAGAGATCTTGCATGCCTACCTGGAATAGCTCCCACGGCACGTCGGCCGGATGGTCGGGTTTCCACCGTTCGTACGTCTTACCTGCGTACGCGTTTGCCCATGTGTCCCTGAACCCGACTTCACGGTCTCCACTGTAAATCGGCGTCTGTCGTTCCAGTGTGACGCCGTCAGGGGCGGTCGACCTGCGACGAACCATTGTGAATTCAAGGTGCGTCAGACCAGGAATCGTCGCTTCCATCCGGTGCCCGAGTTCGTGCACGGTCACATCCCGCGCGTACCCGTCCGCGCCGGCGCCGTGCGCGCCGGCGTACCAACCGCCGACCCCCTGCGCCGGTACCCCCATCGTGTCGATCCCGGCGGAGTAGAACGCCCGTTCGGAGGCCACCAACCGCAACGGCCGCCGCGCGGCGGCCTGTAGCCACTCCGACGGGTAGAACTGTTCGGCGTCGGCCAGCGTGACCAGCGCGGTGACACGTGCCCCGGTAGTCGGGACTCCGTCGACGTCCGTGATCCGCGACGCCTCTTCGTCCGTGGCCAGGGTTGCGCGGTGCCCCGGCCCGCCGAACGTCCGCGCAGACCCGAGCAACGCGGCCAAAATCTCCTGTTCCCGGCGTAGCGGAGCGAGTTTCGCTGCCTTCCACCGCTGGTGAGCGGCCGTCACATCAGGATGATCGGCCGGCAGCGTCTCCGACAGCCGCGACCAGGTGGCCCACGACTCCTCGTCGGCACGGCGGAGTCGCTGCCACTCAGGGTCGTTGTGCCATACCTTCCGCGCTTCGTCGAGGACCAGGCGGCCGACGTCGAGGACCGCATCGAGGTGCCGCTCATACTCTTCTGGCGGCAGCCGCACCGACAGTCCCGACGCGTCGTCACGACCGGTCCGGTAGTGGTAGCTGGTCCGGTCGGCGGCCCGTTCCTCCTCCGTCCGCAGATAGTTACGGTTGTTCCTCAACGCCTCTTCGAGCGCTTCTATCCGCTGCTCGTACGGGCCGACCGACTGGGCAAACCAGCGTTCCCGGTCGGCCTTGCGAAGCCGCTGCCCCCGCCACTCGGCCTTGAACGCGGCGGCGGCCTGATCCCGGCGGGCCCGCTCGGCCGCGATCGCCGTCTCCAGCTCGGCGATCGCGGCGCGCAGCTCGGCGGCCCGCGCGACCGCCCGCCGGTCGACCCGCAGCGGCGCATCCCATTCGCCGCTAGTCTTCGGCAGGCCGGCCCGGACGCGGGCGATCGTTTCCCGCACCCCGTCCGGCAGCGTCGGCGCTTCCGGCGTCGTCGACCGGCTGACGGTCACCGAGGGTGCCCGGCGAAGCGCCTGCCGCCGCTCGGTCAGGGTGCCGCCGCCGGGCGGTAGCCCGTCGTCCCGGCGGACTCGCCACCGCCGGCGGGTACCGGTTCCGATCGCGATGATCTGTACGTCCGCCATGCGGCGGAGCCGGCCGGACAGGTGTCGAATGCCGTGCATGGTGCCCTTGCACTGGCAGTGACACACCCCGCCATCGGCGTTGGCGCACTCCTCGCTGTGCGGTCCGGCATCGGCCACGTCCACCGCCCCCTGTCATGATCGGCTCGCCGGGACGGCGGCCGGTGGAATGTGTCCGGCGCCGATCTCCTCTCGGTACCGGAGCCGGGTCAACTGGTGCTCGTCGACGTGCCGCACGATCGCGGCCGTCCACTCGGCGACCCGGGCCGCCGCCGCCCGCCGGCCCTGCTCGGTCAGCGCCGAGACTTCGCGCTCCCGCCAGTGCCGTATGTGGCGCTCGATCTCTCGCTGCCGGGTCCGGGCCGCCTCGCCGGCCGGGTCCGCGGTCCGGCCGGTCCGGAGCAGGATCGACACCCCGGGCAGGTAGCGGCGGATCGTGTGCCGGCATCGCGGGTGCAGCAGCCCAGCGGCGGTCGCCTCGTCGAGCGTGGCCACGACGTTGACGGGCACCAGGGCGCCGGTACGGGCGTGCGGTGCCATCTGCTGGCCGGTGGGGCCCCACAGCGCGAGAATCCGATGCTCGTAGGGGCGGCAGCGCCAGCATTCGCCGGGCTGGTCGTCGACGGACACGAGCCGGATCCCGGCGGCGGTGATCTCGTCGGCCTGGCCAAGCACGGTCGCGCGGTGTACGGCGGTCTGCGCGGCCATCTCGACGTACGTGTGGAGGCGCCAGCGGCGGCCGGCGGTGTCGGTGTAGCCGGTGACGCCCCGGTCGACCAGCTCGGCCCATGCGGCCTGGGCGGCCTCGCGTTGGGTGGTGGCGCCGGTCAGCCTGCGGGCCGCCGCGTTGGTGATCGCCCGCCGGTACGCGGTGTCGACCTGCGGCAGGATCGCCGCGTGCAGCGGCCGGAGTTCGCTGACCATGGCGTCGGCAAGGGCTTGGATTGCTTGCGCGGCGCGGCGTTCGGCCTGCCCGGCGGGGCGGGGCGCGGTGCGGTCGGTGAGGTGCTCGGCGAGGTCCGCGACGGCGTCAGCGCGGCCGGCGCGGTAGCCGGCGGCGATCGCTGCCCGGGCCCGGGCGGCGCCGGCGGCGGCGAGCTGCGCGGCGATCGCCGTGGTGGCGCGGTGTAGCGCGCCGATGCTTTCCAGTCGGCGGGCCTGCCAGTCGGTGCGGTCGAGTCCGACAGCGAGTCGGGCCCGGATCGTTTGCAGGAGCGCCGTTTCACCTTCGCGGTAGACGTGGGCGACGGCGGCGGCGAGCTGGTCGACGCGGCGTGGGTCGACCGCCACCACAACCCCCTAAACTTTGGTAAACATGATGTTGACTAAAGATGTTTGGGCGGCTAGTTTGATCTCTGGTCGGGTTGCTGGATCCGACCCCCGAACCGGAGGAACCCCGATGCCGCACACCGCCCCGGCCGCACCCGCCGCCCGCGCCACCTGGAAGAACCACGGCCGCCCGGCCGCCGGCTTCTACTTCGGCAACGGCGCTGCCCCGGTCGGCTCAGGCCGGCTGGTGACGGTGCGGGCGGTCGGCTCCGTCGAGATCTTCGACGCGACCACCGGCGAGCGGATCGCCGAGCACAGCACCCGGGCGATGTGGTGGTACGCCCCGGCCGCCGAGATCACCGGCGGGGACCTGGACCGCGCCCGGGTCGGCGCCGCGCACACCGAAGCGCGGCACATCGCCGAGTATCGGCGGATCACCAGCGACCGCACCGACCCGACCGACTCCCTGCTGTACCTCTCCCTCGTCGCCGACCAGCACCAGGCCGCGCAGCGTGGACACGGCGCGCTGGCGCTCGCGCTCGCCGAGCGAGTCGCCGCGCTCCGGCCGGCGCACGAGGCCGACGAGGCCGAGCGGGCCCGGGCGCTGGCCGAGCAGCGGGCCCGGGTCATCGCCACGCGGGCCGCTGAGGCCGGGCCGGACGAGGTTGTGATCGTGCCGTGCGGCGGGAAGAAGCTCGACGAGGCGGCGCCGGCCGGGGAGATCTACACCGGCAGCTACCACGCCGCGTGCCGGCGGGCCGCCGCCGCCCGGGGCGGCCGGCTGTTCATCCTCTCCGCCCTCCACGGGCTGCTCGACCCCGCCACGGTGATCGAGCCGTACGACCTGCGGATGGGTCAGCCCGGAAGCGTCACCCCGCGCCAGGTGCGCGACCAGGCCGGCGCGCTCGGCATCCTCGGCGCCCGGGTGACCGTGCTAGCCGGACGCGCGTACGCGGACGTCGTCCGGGCGGTCTGGCCGGACGCCGCTCGGCCGCTGCACGGGTCGCGCGGCATGTTCGAGCAGATGCGGATGCTCGCCGAGATCGCCGCCATGCCCCGGCCGCAGCCGCGCCGCCGGCCGGCACCGGCACCACGGCGGCGGCCCCGCCGGCCGGTACCGGTCATCGCCGGACAGCTCGCCCTGTTCGCCGCCTGACCTCGGGAGAGTTGTTGGTCAAAGATCGGTGTAGGGATAGTTTGGGTACCGGTCGTGCTGTGCTGGACGGCGCGACGGACCAGGAGACACCCTCATGACAACACCCGAACCCCGGCCGGTGAACCTCGACACGCGTCAACGTCGCATCCTCGCCGAAATCGCCGCAGCCGGCCGGCACGGCGTCTACCGACGGCAGTGGCACGGCGGCACGATCGGCGCGCTGCTCCGCCTGCACGTCATCGAAGAGGTACCCGGGGCACCCGACTACGTACGACTACGGGCCGGCGTCGCCATCCCGGCCGACCCGACGGGAAGTGAGACCCGCCAGCCAACCGGGCCGATCACCCCCGAGGACGTGCACAACATGTGGGAGCGCCTCGGCCTACGGCCGGTGTCGCTACGCGAGGCGCAGCGGATCGCCGACCGGATCAACACCGAAGCGGCGGCCCGCCCGTACGTGTCGGCGACCACCGCCGCCCGGACGGCCGCGCACGCGTACTGTGCCGCCGCCGTCATCGACGGCCGCCCCGTCGTCGACTACCGCCGCGACCGGGACTGCGACCGGCCGCACGATCCGACGACAGCCGCCGGGTACGTGGTCCGGGAGACCACCGACGGGCAGGCCACCGCGTACGACCTCGCCGTGATCAGCGCTTCTGCCGATGCGGCGGCGATCGTCCGGCGGCTGGCCAGTGAGGGGCGTACCGTCCACGTCGACACCCTGTACCGGTGCGGCTGCCGCGCCGTGTGAGCGGGTGAAGGGCCCGGCCGTCGTCCGGCGGCCGGGCCCTGTCGTACCCCCGCAGGTACGGCTTGTTGACCAACCATGTGGGTTGGTCGAGTCTGGATACTCCCACAGATCCGTGTCGGAGAGGTCACCCCGTGCGTTGCTCCCCGTCGTCTTCCGGCTCGGGAGCGTCGACAGGTTCGGTCGGCTGGCTGGCCGCCGCCGTCCCCGGCTCGGCGACCGGGGCGGCCCCGGCTTCCTCTTTGATCTTGATGACTTCGGCTTTCACCTGCTTGTCGTCCCAATCCGGGTTAAGCCTCCGTACCCGGGTTTCGATGCTGGCCGACTCCGCCGCCTTGATCATTTGCAGGCTGCGGGCGACGTCCTCGGTGTTGTCCGGTAGCCCGTCCGGCCAGTCGAGCACCGGCCGGATCGCCGTGACCCCGTCCGGCCGGAACTTCGCCGCGTCGATCTGCAACGCCGCGTACGCCAGCCGGGCCAGCGGCCCCGTGTAGTAGTTGATCTTCTTTCGGCGGGTCGACACCGAACGGCCAATCTGCGCGTTGACCTCGGTCGCCGTCGCGGCCACCTGGTCATCCTCGCCGAACGTCCGACCCGAGTAGCCGGCCGTCCTGACCGTCGTCAGCAGCAGCTCGCGACACGTCCGCGAGTGCTCCTCCACCCGGATCGCGAACTGCACGACGGTCAACTTCATGGCGCCTTCGCCGCTGTCGAGCGCCTCGACCTGCTCGTACACCTCGCGTTCCGGATCGAACACGCCGCCCTGGCCACGCCCCCGGGATTGGATGTAGGACCGGGGCACCACCAGGCGGCCCTTACCGATCCGCAGGTCGCGCATCCATGACGTCCACGCCTCGTCGAACGCGTCCATCATCGGCTCAGCGCCGGCGTAGTCGGACCGTCCCAGCGGCGACCCGCGCAACGTCCGGTGCGGGCGCATGTTCGGCACGTACTCGATGCTCAGCCCGTCGGCCCCGGTGTCGACCGTCTCCCGGTCGCCGGGGTCGACCAGCAACGCGAATGGTGCGGTCGCCGGGTGGTCCTCCAGCCGCATCCGCTGGCCGAGCTTGTTCTCATCGCTCGACCGGTAGACGCCGTGCAGGATCCGCCCACGCTCGTGCCGCTCCAGGTGCCGCCAGTGCCGCCCGTCGATCCGGTCCAGGTCCCGCCACAGGGTGACGGCTACCAGCCGGCCAGAACGGAACTCAGGGGCGGCGCAGTCAGGCGGCACCACGTCGAACAGCGGCACCTCGGCGACCGTCGGATCCCACATGACCCGGTGGTAGACGCCGCCGTACGCGGCGGCGATCTCCGCCCCTTCCATCCAGGTCGCCTGTGCGTTGCTCTCGATAAGGATCTCATCGAGCCGCGCCTGTGTCTTAGGGCCACCAGCAGCGCCGGCGTCCTTGGGGATCCCGAACGTCGGCGGCTCCCCGAACAGCAGATCCGATGACGTGGTGGCGATGTCGCCGGCAAGCGGGATGTGCAGCTTGTGGCCGCGAGTCTGCCCGGTCGACGGGGGAGCGCCCCAGAACATGCGTTGGATGCCACGCGCGATCGCGGAACTAAACCGAGCGCCGCCGGCCGGGTTCCCGGCCGGGACGTCAGCACCGGCGATCGCCGGCATGTCCTCGTACACCTTCGCGAGTTCCTCCGGCTCGCCGGAGTACCAGGCACCCCACCGTCGGTAGAGCTGCCGCGCCTTGCGCGTCGACGGCGGCGGCCACTCCTCATTAGCGTTAGGCAGCGGCACCGGTGGCCCCTCTCGTCGTGGTCACCGTCATCCGCGCCGTTCGCCGGGCGCCTGCCCGGGCCGGGCCCCGGTCGCGAGCCGGTGCAGGTTCGCGCACCAGCCGTCGAGCATCCGCGCGGGCACCTTGCCCCGGTAGAACTTCCGGCACCGGTCGAAATCTCCGGACTGTCCCCAATGGAAGATCTTCCCGCCTTCGGCAGGGTTGATCGCCCACGCGCGGAGCCGAGCCAACCCGGCCGCTTCCTTCGGTGTCTTCGCGGCCACGACGGGCCTCCCTTCGCTGGTCGTACGCTGGCCGGATGACACGGCACGATGACGGCGCGATCGCCCTGGCCCTGCACCGCGAGCAGCTCCGCCGGATCATCCTGATCGGCTTCCAACGCGACGTTGACGAGTGGCGCCGCGAGCGGCGAGCGCTCGCCGATCCCCGGATCCGCGTCGACGTCGTCACCGCGACCGACGGCCGCGACCTTGACCGGCTGCGCGGGATCGACGTCCGCGCGGCCGGCCTGGTCGTCCTCACCGGCCGCCCGGGCGGCAGCGTCGCCGACACCGTCGAAGCGCGGCACGCGGTCGCCTCGCTCCGCTCCGCCGGCGCTCGGATGCTGCCGCCGACGTGGCCGGAACCGACCCGGTACGTCGTCTACCGGGCCGCGTCCGGGGTGGCGGCGGTCGACCTGCCGCCCCTCCTGGTCGGCCAGTGGGCTGCACGTCCTGACGCCGGCGGGGAACCGGACGCCCCGCGCGAGGTCATCAGCCAGCCAACCGGCCGCCACGAGCGGCACCCGACCCGCGACGACTGGGCAGAGGTGTACGAGGTGCGTCCCCGGCCGGCGCCGACGTCACCGCGGCGACCTCCGGCGGGCGACACCGCCGGCGGCGGACACGAGGCGATGTCGGCGTGGTGATCACGGTTCACGACCGGCTGCCGGTCGACACGATCAACGGCCGCTCGCCTGAGTGGTTCGGCGATGCCTGGTACCGGTTCGTTGGCGGCCCGGTCGACGGACACCGGCTGCCGGTCCGGTTCCGAGACGGCGCCGCGCCGCCGTCTGCCTGGGTGAGGCTGCCGCCGGCCCGCCGGGAGTCGTCGACGTATCCGGGCATGTCGATAACGGTCAAGGCGGCGGAGCAGTACGCGTACTACGCGACGTTGGCGCCGATCCCGACAGTCGGGCCGCTGGAGTTGGTGTACGTCTATGACCGGCGGTACCCCAACCGGCTGCCGATCCTGGTCCGCTGACAGCGGCGACGGGCCCCGCACTGGTACGGGGCCCGTCGCCATGAACAGGACCGGTCAGCCGCCGGCGATGACGCCCCGAGCCCGTAGGGCAGCCAACAGGGCGTTGTGGTCGGCCAGCAGCGCGGCGACGTCGGCGGCGACGCTATCGGCGACGGCCGCCGCCGAGCCGGTCATCAGCCCGCCGTGGCTGTGGTTGCCGGCCGCCGCCTGGGTCGCGCCAGTGCCCAACGTTCGTACCGATGCTGTACCGGCCGCCTGGTCCGCAGTCAGCCCGCCGTGGCTGTGGTTGCCGGCCGCCGCCGCCGTGGCCGCCGTGCCGAGCGTTCGTAGGCTCCCGGTGCCGGCGGCGGCGTTGACGGCCATCGGGTCGCTACCGCCGGGCTGGTGCGCGGTGGCATGCGGGCCGGGCTTCTCCTGCTCTAGCCGATCCTGGTAGGACTGCGCCACAAGCGCGGCGGTTAGCTCCCGCTGCTCCCGGTCAGCCTCCCAGAGGTTGATAGCCGCGATCGCTTCCGGGCTGGTCTGGTCGGGCTCCAGCATCCAGTTAGGGCGGGCCGCCAGGTCTGGCCGGGGGTCGTCGAACGCGTATACGCGGTCGTCGTCGATGTCGCGGTACAGGTAGTAGGCCACGCGGCGTGCCTCCTCGGGTTGCGGGCTCAGTACGTCGACGAGCGGCTATCGTGGCGGGTGGCAGACGCACGCCTGCCCGCTTCCGAGTCCCGGCGCCTACGCCGCCCAGGGGCGACGAGGACAAGGGTCAACGACTCGCGTGCCGTCGCTCTCCGGATCTGTCTGGTCGACCTGACACCGCCGGCTGAGTGCGTAGGACCCGGCCGGAAAGGACATCGGGCATGACCAGGAACAAGGCGCGTAAGCAGGCCGCCCGGACGCGGGCCGCTGCCACCGGGGAGAGCTACACCGCCGCCGCCCGGGCGGTCGCCGACCCGGCCGGGCCGCCGCCGTTCTTCAAGGCGGCGGGTGGCGGGGTGGCGTGGGCCGACCTGATGCGGCGGCTCGACGAAGCAGAGAGCCGTCTCAGAGACCCGGACCCGTACCGGCGGGCGGCGGCGTTCTCCGCCCGGGCTCGGGTCTATGACCAGTTGTACGCGCAGACGACGAGTCATCCGGTGTTCGCCGCGGCATGCCTCCGCTCGGCGATGCTCGACGAAGAGTCTGCCGCCGCGATCCGTTTTGAGCACGGGATCCCGACGGTCTTTCCCCAAACCGAAGTACAACGGCTGCGGCTGCGCCGGTGTGAGACGTGCGGCCGGCCGTGGGGAGCGCAGACCGAGGATGCCTGCGGCGACTGCCCGCGTTTGCTGTTCGGGCCGACGCCGACAACCGCCGACGAGGCCGCGAGCATGGCGCCGCCGGTGCCCGTGGTCGCCGCGCAGCTCGCCGACGCGGATCCGGTCGACGACTAGCCGGCGCCCGGACGCGGCTGGTAGCCGTACTGCCTCACTGCCGATACCCCGGTTCTACCCTCGGCCCCGACTGCCGGACTGGTCGGGGCCGAACCCTATCCGGACGTCCCTGCCCGAGGGGTCGGCGAGCACCGCGTTTTCCAGGTGCGGGGGCCCGGCTGCGAACCCGGCCGGGATCTGGCGGGCGTACGCGGCGGTGCGGTCGAACAGGTCGGCGGCGGCGGCTGTCACCTCGCCCAGCTCGGCGACCGCCTCGACGGAGATGGAGTGCCCGGCAACGGTGATGTCGGCCCGGCACCGGTGCAGTCGACGCGCTGGCGCCGCCGTCTCCTCCTGGTCGTCGTCGTTCACCGGCCGCCGCTTCGGCGGATGTGGACGGTCGCGCCGCGCGCGCGCATCGCGGCGATCGTCCGGTCATCGGGCGGCACGACGAGCGGCACCGTCCGGTCCTCAGCCATGAGACCGGCCTTGTCGTCGGTCCGCTCGATGTTCTCGACGTCCCATCCCCGGGGCCCCGACCAGCGATACGAGGTGTACGTGAGGCTGCCGTCTTCGATGGTGATCGTCGGGTTTTCCGGCAGCCACTCGTCTACGCCGTTGCGGGCGAGCCAGTCATAGGCGATCCGGTGACAGGGTTTCAGGGTGGCAGGGCGGCGCATGGCGGGGTGCTCCGATCCACGTTGGAGGAATGGGCCGCCCGCGCGGCGCCGGACCGTGCGGGCGGGTGGTGCTTTCAGGTGCGGGCCGCGATTACCCAACGCTCGCGCCGCCCCGGGAACGGGGGGCGGCGGCCGGCGGCGTAACCCCGGAACCGTCCATGCCCGGCAAAGCGTGGACGGGCGCGGCCCTAATGGGAGTCGATCATCGGCGGCGTAGATCGGCGCCGGTGACGTTTCGGAGGATGCGGCGACGGTCCGAAATGGCAGACCTAACCGGTGGGGCCGATACACATGGTGCGGGCATCGGCGACAGTCAGTATCTTGGCGTGGCGACCGGTCGCGAGTTCCTCTTATACCTCCTCGGGAAATGGAGTCTCGGTGACCAGAAGATCACGTTATCCGGCTGTCGTCAGGGCAGCCGCCAGACGAGTCATGACGGCCGGAATGCTGGCCGCAGCAATGGTCGTCACTCTGTTGCAGGTCGTTTCCCCGGCGCACGCGTCGAACTGGGGTTCGATATGCGAGGTAGGCCCGCCGGCAGGCTGTGTCAGCCTCGCGAACAACAATCAGCACGTCCTCAACTGGGAGGGCGACGAAGACATACCCGGCATGCAGGCGGCGCACGGGTGGGCCCGTGACAACGTCTACAACCCGACCGACCTGCACGCCTACACCAACGCCGCCGACTCGCTCCCTGACGTGCGGGTCTGGGATGAGCCGTACGGCAACAACGGCGCGGTCGGCTGGGTCGACTGCCCGAGCAACAACACCGGCACCGGCGGCAGCCATCCGAACCGGTGGTGTCGTGGCCAAATCCTGCGGTACAACTCCTCATACACCACGACGCAGCTCTACACCGAAGCGCTTCGCCGACGCGTCGCATGCCACGAGATCGGCCACACGGCCGGGGTGAACCACGAAACGAATGCCCTTGACACGTGCATGAATCCCGCGTGGATCGTGCCGACACAAACCAACCTGAACAACCACGACCGGTCTCACATCAACAGCTATTACTAGGCGCCGCCCGGAACTACCGGGAGGATCGTCGCGTCGAACATCCAGATCCAGCGCCTATCGACCAGAGAAGAGAGCACCAGGAAATGAGACCATTACACATTCGTCGTTGTATCGTGCTGGCGGTGAGCGCCGTACTGGCCGCCGTGCCCATTGCCGGCTGTGCCACCGATCCCGGTCCCACGCCGGCCGCTGGCGCGGCGGCAGGATCAACCGTCGAGATCGCCAACGTCGACCGGCCCGACCCGGACGCGGCCGAGTTCTTCCACCGGTTCCACATGGGCGGTCTCCTGGAGCCGGAGCCCTGCGGGTCGATCGCGGCCGGCGCGGCGGCGGCGAGCGCGGTCATGATCGGCCGCGTCGAGCGGATCGAGCAGACCCGGACGTACCAAGGCGAGATAGCCGACGACCGGCTGTCGTATGTCGGGGTGGTGCTCCGCCCGGTGCTGGTTCTCGCCGGCGAGGTGCCCGACCAGTTCGCGTCGGCGTTGACGGTCGAGTTCATGACCGGCAGCGACCCGGACGCGTTCGACCGGCTCCGGAAGGCGCTGCCCGTCGGGCACGAGGGTCTGTGGTTCCTGCGGAAGAAGAGTGACCCGATCCCCGGCCGGGGACAGCCGCAGTTCCACCCCGACGAAGCCGACTATTACCGGGTGATGTCGTCGCAAGGGCTGTTCGTACAGGGTGCGGGTGGTGTCGTCACGCCGCTGGCCGAGGATCGGCCCGGCGACATGGCCGCAGAGGGTCGCAGCTATCAGCGGGTGTCGGCCCTGGTCGACGCTGTGCGAGACCTCGAACGCGCCCGCGTCAAGTCCGGGCAGCCGGGCCCCGCCTGTTACGTTTCGGCGGATCCGACGGCCGGCCGGTAGGACAGACCTCGACGCCGGGTCGGTCGATCGAGCAGCAGCAGGCGCCGGCCTGACGCTGCCGGCCGGTACCGTGGTCGACAGCAAGGGGGAACGTCAAGGGCCGGTCATGGTGGTGACCGGCCCTTGACATGTTCACCCCTCGACGTCGACCGCGGCGCCCTGGTCCCCGCCGGCGAGCGCCCCGAGCGGTAGCGGGCAGCGTGCCAGCCACACCCGCAGATCCGCGAGCTGCTCCCGGTACGTCTGCCCGTGCGCCGGCTCGTCGGTGGCGGGGTGGCCGATCTCGTCGACGATTGCCTGTGCCTGCGACTCGGCGGCGGCCCGCAGCTCCGGCGTGATCGGACCGCTGGCCACCTGGTCGAGAGTCCGTCGTACGGTGCCAAGGATCCGCCGTTCGTAGGCCAGCGCGTCGCGCTGGCCCGCGAGGTCGTCGATCAGGTGCAGCGCCCGATCCACCGTCGACTCGGCCGCCGACTGGTCGCCGGCGGCGAGCGTGCGGTGGCGCTCGTCGACACCTTCACGAAGCCGGCCGAGTTCGCGGGTGACGCGGGTCAGGGCTTGTACGGCCGTCTCGTCGCGGCGCCGGACGTCCGTCATGCCCGTACCGGGCCCTGATCGGGCCGGACGTGCCGCCAACACACGTACTGTTCGGCGTGGCCACAGGCGGCGGTCATCAGCGGCCCGTACCGGCACTGCACCGACTCGGGCGCATCGGGGCCGCCGAACTGGAGCACCGCGTACACCTCTTCGCCGGCGAGCAGCGGCTCACGGCAGCTCGGAACGGCGCACGGGTCGCCGACCATCGTGGTGTGCGAATGGCCCGGCTCAAGGCAGTCCCATGGGACCGACGACGCCCAGGCGTCGAGTAACGCGTACGTCTTCGTGTAGGTACGGGTCAGGGTCACGGGTCCTCCCGGTTCAGTTGCTCACGTCTGGCCGGGTTCGTACGTGGTGTCCACCGTCCAGGCCACCACTTCCCACGGAGAGCTGTCGCTCTGTTTGTTGAGGTGGTCGGCGCGACGCTGCGCGGCGGCCTCGTTGGTCCAGAGCCCGTCGATCTCGGCCGGCTCGTAGTTGCTGAACACCACCGCCCACACCTCGGCGCCGGCGTCGGCGTCGGCGAGGATCTCGGCGCAGACCGCCACCATGAGAGATCGATTCGGCTCTGGTACGTCGTCCCACGGCACGGCGGACGCCTCACGGGTTCGGTAGGCGTACGCCGGGGCCAGTCGTTCGTATGTCTCGTGGAACTTCTGTGCGAGCGCTTCGGCTGGGGCCCGGTGGTCGTCGGACATTACACCTTCCGTTCATGATCGACATGCCGTCGATAATGAAGGTTATCGACGATTTTCCAGATAGTGCACACCCGGGCTTCTTTCGTGCACATGATGTTGCTCAAAGATGCTGCCGCGCATAGTGTGAAGCCACACAACGAGCAAGCGCGAGAGCGAGGCACCATGACCACCACCGCCGAGCCGGCGACCACCGCCGACCCGACCGACCCGACCGACGTGGTGTACTGCGCGCCGCTGGCCGGGTACCCCGGGGCGTACCGGGTCCGCGCCGTCGACGCCGAGCCGTTCGGCCCGGCCGAGGGCGTCATGCAGCAGACCGGCACCGGCTGGTCGGTGATGTGGGGCGCCGCGTCGTACGGGTTCGCCCAGAACCGCGAGATCCCCGGCGGGCTGCTCGACATCGTCGCCGCCGCCCGGGCCGCCGTCGACATCATCGGGGCCGGCCAGTGACCCGCACCGTGTACGAAACCGCGACCCTGATCATCGACAACTTCGACACCCGACTCCGACTCACCACGGGTCCGTGGAAGCCGGGTAAGCCGCACCAGCGGATCAACGTTCTCGGCGAGCCTGGCACCTGGTGGGAGCGCGCCGCCGGCGGACCGGTGCCCTACTTCCGGGCCGCCGCTGACGCCGAGTTGGCCCGGTTCGGTTACCGCCGGGCCGGCAACTGGGTGGACGACTCCGGCTGGTGGGGGCACGTCGCCCCGATCGTCCCGATCGGACAGTGAACACCGCGCCGGCGCCGCCATCGATGGCGGCGCCGGCCCGACCCGACCGCACCCGATCGCGCCGTGGCGCGCGACCGTCGCCCTGTACGCCCGGAACCTGTCGGCGGCCAGGGCCGCGATCACGCACCACGTCGCCGGCGTCGACGCCGACGAAGGCACCCACCGAGAAGAGGGGAAAAAGCACCAGTGAGCACCGACACGAGCACCAGCACCGCACCGACGTTCGACCCGACCCGGCTCAACCCCACCGCGCTGGCCGAGGCGGTCGGCCGGTACGGCGACCTGCGGCACCGGGCGGCGTTGGAGGGCGAGATGGGCAGCCACGCCGAAACGGAACGAATCGAGGCACAGGCCGCCGCCCTGTACGGCCAGATCCGGGCCCTGCTCGGCGACACGATGACCGTCACGATCCGCCACCGCGCCGCCGAAGCGCCGTGGGGCGTCGGCCTGACCAGTCCCGCCGTGCGCAAGGTGACGATCTCCGCCTACTGCTGGCAGTGCGGCGAGCGTCGCGGCGAACCGCGCGGCCGGAACCAGTGCGACGACGGCGCGTACTACTGGACGCAGGTATGGGACAACCCGTGCCGGCACGTCGACAACTACGCGACCGCCGCCCGGGAGGCCGCCGCGCTCGCCGCCGGCCGGGTCTTCACCAACGAGCCGGAGCCGCCGCCCGTCGTCGACGCGAACGGCGACCCGGTCACCGTCCCCGAGAGCGTCACGGTGACCGAGGAGATCCGGGCGTTCTTCGCCGGTCGCGTGCCGGCCAAGGGCTGCAAGCACTACATGGCCCAGAGCGAGGCCCGGGCCGGTTTCAAGACGTGCGAGCGGTGCCGGTGACCGACCGGACCGCGACGAGCCCCGCCGGCGACGCCGGCGGGGCTCCACCCGTCCCCAACCCCACTACAGGAGAGAATCGCCCGATGACGCCAGAAGGAACCACCGACAGCCCGACCGCCGTAGCTGGCCCGTCGATCGAGCAGGTCGACGGCAACCCGATCCGCGACAACGGCCCGTACGAGTCGGCCGAGCAGGCCCGCGCCCAGGTCGACGCCGCCCTGTACGGCATCCCCGACAAGTCCCAGTACACCGGCCTGGTCCTGCTCGAAGCGCTCGCCGTGACGCGCGTACAGCACAGCGACTACGAGCACCAGCAGATCAGCGAGATCGCGCACCGGCTCCCGCCGGAGTTGGTGCAGGTGATCGCCGGATGGATCATGCGCGCGGCGATCGGCGACGTCCGTGCCACGCCGGCCGCCGACACGGACGGGGGCACCGATGGCTGACGTCGACGAGCTGATACTGACGCAGGACGGCACCAACCCGCACGCCTGGACCGTCGAAGCCGCCCCCGAGCACCCGCACGGGCCGGCCGTGGCAACGATCGAGCTGCGGCCCGTCGGCTGGAGGATCGGCTTTCGGTTCGACCCGCGCGACCGTCGCCCGACCCACCGGGCGACGCTGCCGGCCGCGACCGACGCGGGGACCGTGTGCGGGTACGCCGTCGAGCTGGCCGCCGCCGCCGACCTGGATCCCGGCTACGCCGGGTTGCTCGCCACCGCGATGGCCGCTCACCCGGCCCTGGTCGACGTCGTCCGGGCGCACGCCCCGTACCGCGACCCGGTGCACGGGATGGTCTGCCGGGGTGACGAGCCCGACGAGCCGACCGACGGTGACGCCGTGTCGTGGCCGTGCCGTACCGCCGTGGTGCTCGCTACCTCGCTCCGCGTCGGGCTGATCCTGCGGCGGGCCGCCGCGTGACCGGGCCGGTGGTGGTGCGGCTCGAAACCAACGCACGCCGGACGGGGATGACGGTCGAGATCCCCCGGGCCGAGTGGGACAAGATGACGCGCGGGCAGCGGGCCGCGCGTCTCGACGAGTTGGCGAGCCGGCTCGTCGCGGACGCGGGCGGGTACGGCTGGCACATCGACGACCCCGACGATCTGGACGCCGTCGGGTCGCCGCCGCGCCCGGTCGACGCCGACGCGGTGCTTGCCCTGGTGGAGCAGTACGGAGACCAGCGGGCCGGCATGGTCCGCGCTGTCATGGGGGGTGACACGGCCAACGGAAATGCGTGTGCGGACCGAGCCGTTGCCTTGTACGCCGAGATCCGGAAGGCGGTCGGCCGGTGAAGGCCCGGGTGAAGCCGAGCCTCCGGGACGTGTTCGCGGCGTCCAAGCGGATCGGCGCCCGGTTTGCCGACCAGGCGCACATCAGCTCAAGGTTGGCAGTCACATTGATCGAGGACGCGGTGAAGGACACCTATCCCGATACCCCGTTCCGAGGTGAGGGTCGGCCGGTGCCGACGGTCGACGACTGTCTCGACGGACTGACCACCGTCCAGGATGCCCGGGAAGAGATCGACGTCGTGGAACTGCGGATGATGCACCACGCGCGGTACCGGCTCGGCGCGTCGTGGCAGCGGATCGGTACGGCGCTCGGCTACCCGGCCGCGACGGCGGCGACGGCGGCGGCGGCCCGGTACAGGAAGCTACGCACCGAGAATCCAGGCACGAAGCTTGACCCGGGCACTAACCAGGAAGGACACGACCAGCAGTGACCACCGACAGCATCCCCCGCCGGCAGTGGTATCGGGTCGTCGACCGGGAGAACCAGGGATGGCACCCGGTCGGCACCGTCGAGGGGCCGCCCCTGTACGCCGCTGACTACGGGTTCAAGCGCGGACTGCCGAATCGGTCGCTCGACGACGTGGAACGGATCCGGGGGCCGATCCGGCCGGTGCTGCCGATCACCGCCGAGGATTCGGCGCTGATCGTCGAGACGTTCGACCGGATCCGCCGGAAGTCGATCACGACCCTGGCGGCAGCCATCGAACAGGTGTACTACGACGTGCGGGAGTCTGCCGGCGGGCTCGCCGCCCCGGGCTCGTTCGACTACGCCGTACGGACCCTGCTCGCCGGCCGCGAGGGCAGTTGGGAGTCGGAGCTACTCAAAGAGGTCATGTACTTCGGTAACAGCCTCAACTTGGCCAAGTCGACGCGTGGCGCCGAGTCGATCGAGGCCCGGCGGGCGGCCGGGCCGAGTCGGCGCGTCGACGTCGACGGCCGCCGGGTCCTGGCCGACATGCTGACCCGGTGGGTGTCCGACCCGAATCGGTACACGGAACTCGCCGAGACGCTCGCCGGCGAGGTGTCGGAGTACTGCGACGAGCACGGCGGCTGGTCGGCGGTCGCTGACCAGTGGCTACAGCCGGGCGGGCTGGCCGTGGAAGACTTCCGGCCCTGCTACCGGCTGTTCTACTCGAAGTCGGCCCACTACAACCCGGACGTAGCATGACCAGCGCGGCGGAGGGCACCGGCCGGCCGCCGGTGAACGCGGGCCGGCTCGACGACGTGCCGGGGTTGCGCGACGTGCTGGCCAGCATCCGGGCCGAGCAAGGCGCGCTGGCGGAAGCGGCCTACATGCTCGGTGTCGTCCGTGCCGCGATCTTCCTGGAAGACGGGCCGGCTGAGGAACGGCTCGCCCGGGCCCGCCGTCTGTTCGAGGCGCACATGGCGGCCGGGCTCGCCGACGAGCACGGCGCGTTCAGCCTGTGTCAGGTCGACCAGTGCGGGCGTTGCTCGGAGGCGATGCGGGCGGTCGACCTGGAGTGGACGGCCGGCCTCAGCGCCCAGGGCGTCGACCTGCACCCGGTCGCCGACATGACGCCGGCGGAACGGGCCGAGCACGACAAGGCGCAGGAGGCGGCCGACATGGCGGCCGAGCACCTCGCGGCGGCCGGCGGCCCGGATCCGGACTACGGCCGGGACCTGGACGATGACTGACGTCGCCCCCGCACCCGGCCGGATCGCGATGGTGCTCGACGCGAGCGGGTTGGAAACGGCGGACGTTGCTCGCGCGTGCGCCGTGCCAGAGTCGACGGTGGCCGAGTGGCGGGTCGGGGTCCGCCAGCCGACATCAGGCCAGTTGGAAGCGGTCGCCCGGCTCGCCGGAGTGACCACCGAGTTTCTACAGTGGCCCGATCCCGACCCACCGGCGTTGATCTTCGTGTGTCGGCGCGGCCGGGGGTGCGAGATCATCGACACCCGGCCGGCGGAGGTCGAGCAGCTATCGCTGTTCGGGCCGGGGGTGGCGTTGTGACCGTCGCCCCGCTCGCCGGCGAGCTGCTGCCCGCCGCCGGCGGCGGCCTGGCGGTCGCCGACGAGATCCGGGCGGCGCTCGTCGACGTCGCCGGCGACGCCCGGATTCGGCGGCTGGTCGCTGACTGGCTGTTCGCTGTCGCCCGGGACTCCCGGCACACCCGGGCGGCGTACGTCGGCGACATCCGGCTGTGGCTCGACTTCTGCGACCGGGCCGGTATCGACCCGTTGCAGGCCCGGAAGGCGCACACTGACGCGTGGATCGCCTACTTGCAAGGCACGCCGTCGCCGCGGACCGGGCGGCGGCCGAAGCCGGCGACGGTGGCGCGGCGGGTCGCGACGGTCGCGAGTTGGTACACGTACCTGCTCGATGAGGACCACGTCGCGGCGGTGCCGGTCCGGAAGCAGGGCCGGCCGCAGGCGCCCAGGGAGTCGCCGACGGTCGGCCTGTCCCGCGACGAGGTGACCGCGCTGCTGCGGCGGCTGCGGATCGAGTCGGTGCGTGACCGGGCGGTCGTGCGGGCCCTGGTCTACCAGGGGTTGCGGGCCGACGAGCTGGCCGGGCTCGACGTCGGCGACGTCCGCTGGCAAACCGGCCGGGTCACGTGGACGGTGCGCGGCAAGGGCGGCCGGGAGCGGACAACCGCGCTGTACGCGCCGGTCGTCGAGGCGGTCGACGAGCTGCTGTGCGAGCGGGCGGCGGCGGCCGGCGTCGACGCGGGCGACCTGCCGCAGGATGCGCCGCTGTTCGAGCGGGTCGGCGGCGGCCGGTACACGGATGGGCAGCTTGCGCGGATCGTTCGGCGGGTGGCCCGGGCGGCCGGGGTCCGGTCGTGGGCGGACCTGTCGCCGCACTCGCTCCGGCACACGTGCGTAACGATGCTGCTCGACGCGGGGGCGCCGGTCGCCGACGTCGCCGACCTGGTGGGGCATCTGTCGCTGGAGACGACCCAGCGGTACGACCGGGCGCGGGGGTCGCTGGCCCGGTCGGCGCGGACGGTGCACGCGCTCGGAGCGTGGATCGACCCCGACGGCTAGTCGGGGTGGTGTTCAGCGGGCCGGCTCGGGGTTGTCCTCGGTGCCGGCCCGTGCTGTTGCCCTGTACGGTCATCGGCGTGGACGAGCGGCAGCGGTACGCGATCGCGCATCCGGTGACGGACCCGATGACGATGCTGCGGGATCCCCGGCTGTACCGGTGGCGGCGACACGCCCGGGGCTACCTGATCCGGTCTGCCGTCACGGTCGATCGTTGAGCCCGGTTGAATGATGGGCTGCCGGTCTGGCACGCCTCCGTTTCACTCTGGTCGGCCGACCGTGGCCGCATGCTCGACATGTCCGGGCCCGCCGAGCGGGAAGCGGTGCGGCTTCTCGCCGGCGTCGGTGGCGACACCGAGTGGTGGTTGTGGTCGGCCGGGATGATCGGGCATCTGCGGGTGCCGCTGCTGGCCGACGAGGCCGACCAGGTGGTGCCAGAGTTGGTGATCGCGGACGCCGGCGACAGTGGTCCGCGTCGGCCGCGTACCCGGCTGGCCCGGTAGGGTGAACGCTCGCCGGGCCGGGGCTGCGACCGCCCGCAGCACCTCGCAGCCCTGCCCGGTCCAGCGTCGGAGGTTCAGACGGGGCGGGCCAGGGACCGGCACCCAACGATCGTGCCTTCCGGGTTTCGGATCTCCTTGTACGGCACGAGCAGGTCGCCGCGTTCCGGGGCCATCGCGAGCGCCAGAGCGAGTGACACGACGTACCAGACCTCACGGTCGCGGCTGTCTCGGGGCCCGGCGTACGGCGGTAGCCCGACGGTCCGGGTGTACTCGACGTGCTCGACCGTCACGCCGTCGACGAACCCGGTTCCGACCTGAATCTCTCCGATGCGTGCCACCGTGCCGGATGGCTCGATGACCGTCGTCGGCTGGTGGTCGCCGACGGTGATCCGGTCGGGGACGTCCCAGCCGTAAAGCCGGATCGGATGGGGGGTCAGGTTGACGATCATGGGGGCCCTTCTGCGGCGGTGATGGCGAGCTGCTCCGGTGGTGGCCAGTACGGGGCGACGAACGCGTACGCCTCGTGCGCGTCGGTGAGTCCGGCCCGGGACGGGTGCGGATCCCAGACGGTGCGCAGGTCGCGAGCGTCGGCGACGACGACGTGCGGCACACGCCGTGGTGACGGGCCGCGTAGCAGGACCAGGCCGCCGACGTCGGACGGGTCGGCGAGCGCGTACCGAATGCTGCCGGCGACGACCGGGACGACAGCCCAGTCGGAGTCGTCGGCGCGGGCCCACCGGCGCATCGCGTCCCACCATCGGCGGCCGTGCATGGCGAAGTGCGGCACCGATTCGTACGGGCGGTCGAGCAGGGACGCGACGGCGGCTCGGAGGCAGTCGCCGGGTACGCCGTGGCGGTCTGCGCCGTCGCCGCGTCGGGGGCATGCGGTGATTCGTTGCGTGACGGGTCTCATCGGCACAGCACCAGAGGTAAGCCCTTTCCCGTGGTGTCGGCGGTTACGCGTGCGATGATCCGGTAACCTGCCGATCACCCATCGCCCCCGCTGAATCTGAAAAAATCGTCACGTTAGGCGTCCCTCCCCCGCATGACTGCCGCGATCGACACCCGACTCATTGACCGCGCCGCCGCCTGCGACCCAGCCGCCGTCGCCGACCTACTCGCCCGGCTACGGCCCGACGTCGTCCGGTACTGCCGGGCCAGACTCGGCCAGCACGACAGCAGTTGGCAGAACGCCGACGACGTGGCGCAAGAGGTATGCCTCGCACTGCTGTCCGCGCTGCCTCGCTACCGGGCGGACGGCGGCGAGCCGTTCGGGGCGTGGGTGTACGCGATCGCGAAAGCCAAGATCGCCGACGCGTGGCGGGCCGCCGGACGTGACTCCCGGCTCGTCGCCGCTAGCAGCCTGGCTGATGCGCCAGACCAGCGCCCCGGGCCGGAACAGGAGACGCTGCGGGCCGAGACTGTGACCCGGCTCGGTCGGCTTCTGGCCAAGCTTCCACCGGTCCAACGCGAGATCATCGTTTTGCGGATCGCGGTCGGGTTGTCGGCCGAGCAGGTCGGCCGGGCGTTGGGGATGACGGCGCCGGCGGTGCGGGTGGCGCAGTCGCGCGCGCTCGGTCGACTCCGTACGCTGGCCGTGGCGGGTAACTCCCTAGACGGGACGGCGGGATGACAGGGCCGATGGACCCGATTGACGGGTCTCATGTGGACCTGAGCACGATCACCGATGATGAGCGGCTACTCGACCGGCTGGCCGGTGGCGGTTCCCCGCCGGCCGGTGACGAGCTGGCCGCGATGCTCGCCGAGTTCCGCGACGCCGTCCGTGACGTCGACGAGCCGGCACCGCTCGTCGACGTCGTGCCGGCGCCCCGGTGGCCGAGGTGGCGGCATCACCTCGCGATGGCGTGCACGCTCGGCATGGTCGTGGCCGGAACGACGGTGACCGTAGCCGATGGCGGGCCGGAAAGCCCGCTCTGGCCGTTCACCCGCGTAGTCTCCACCACCAGCGACGAGATCAGCGACGCTGAGACCGCGATCACGGCGGCCCGGGCCGCGATCGCGGCCGGCCGGTACGACGAGGCGACACGGCACCTCGACCAGGCGGTGCAGCACATCGAGCGGGTACGTGATCCGGACGTCGCCCGGCGGCTGCTGGTCGACGTCGACGCGGTGCGGCGGACGCTACCCCGGGTGCAGCGGACAACGCCGCTGACCCGGCCACCGGACGATCCCGACGGGGTGCGGCCGTCGGCTAGCCCGCCGGCTACTCCGCCGACGCCGACGCCGACGCTTCAGCCGTCTCGGCCGCTGTCGGAGCCGTCGGGTACGACGAGCAGCCCGGGCAGTGTCCGCCCTACCCTGCTGCCGGACCTGCCGCTGCCGGACCTGTCGGACCTGCTGCCGCTGCCTGATGGGCTCGACGTGCCGCTACTGCCCGGCCTGTCCGTCCGGGGCCGGTAGCCGAACGAGCCGGGCACGCCAGCGGACGACGTCGGCGAGGAGAGTCCCGCCGGCGACGGCGGTTACGACCAGCACCACGGCGGCGGCGACCGCGAGCCACCACGGCCCGCCGTCGAACACCGCCCACAGGCCGGCGGCGGCGTACACGATGCCGGGCAGGCCGAGCAGCGCCACGGCGTACCGGGCGAGTCGAGCCGGCCGGGTCGCGTCGAGCATGGCGGCGGCTTGGTCCGCGGCGATGTACGGTGCGGCGGCGGTGACAGCGACACCGGCCGCGAGGGGCGGTGACAGCGTCGTCACCACCCCGCCCTCTATCCATAGCCGGTGCTGGTTCAGGGCCCGCTCGGCGGCGGTATAGCCGGCGTCTGGCGGTCCGAGGTTCACGGGTGCGGCCAGTGCCACGTACCGGGCGCCCGGTCGGCGGAGTACGGAACGCTGTTGAAGAACATGCCGGACGGGTTGAAGACGACCAGCGAGGCGGGTTGCCGCGCTCCCGCTTCCGTGATCTTGGCGGCTCGGCAGGTTGACGGGTACTCACCCGCCGGGGTGCCGTACGCGACATAGTGGACGTCGGCGCCGATGTACGGGTCTGGATTGTGCGCGGCGACGGCGGGCGTGGGCCGGGCGGTGTACTGGTCGCGGAACTCGGCCGCGCGGGCCTGCCAGTCGGGGTGCTGCTGGGACCAGTCGCCGCCGCTGACGTTGGCGATGAGTACCCACGCCTGGTCGAGCAGGTCGCCCGGGCTGGTCGGCGGCATCTGGAAACGGGTCGTGTCGTGCGGATCGGCGACCCGGGCCGCGTCGACGTCGGGGGTTTCGGACATGGCGGGTGTCCTTCCTGGTGCGGGGGTGGTGGCGGCTGGCCCCGGGGAGTTGTCGGGGCCAGCCGGGTCAGTTGTCCGCCGGTGGTGCCAGCGGGGCGTTACGGGCGATGTCGAGCGCCAGGTGGCGCCACTCGGCGGCGACCACGACGAGCGCGCCGCAGATCTCCGGCGCCTCCACGATGGCCGCAGCCTTGTGCAGGGTCGCGACGGCCTGCCGTACGCAGTACCGGGCGTCGACGTGCGCCGGCTCGGCGGCCGGGGCGGTCTGGTCGGTTGCGCTGCTCACGCCGCAAGATCGAACATGTAGGGCCTCCAGGCCGAC